ATCATCGCAAACTACCTTAACCACATTTCTATCTTCTATTTTAAAGTAATCAGTAATACGTACATACGCATTCCCTACGCAAGTATTCGGTGACTCTGCAAAAGTACGTACCAAAGTGTCAATAGTGTAAGGGTCGATGACAGGTTCGTCACCTTGAATGTTTACGAAGTAATCCCCATCAAGTATCTCAATTGCTTTTGCACATCGGTCTGTTCCAGTGTGACATGGTTCGTCCACCACAACACATGGTATTTCATTTGATGCACAGTACTGATTGATTCGTTCATCGTCTGTAAGAACAACAACTCTATCTAAGGACTCTGCTTGGATGCATTGATTATAAACCCTATGAATCATAGGGATACCATTTATAAGTTCGAGGGGTTTACCTTCGAATCGAGTTGACTTCCAACGTGCAGGAATTAATCCAATAACTTGATTAAGTCCGACAGTCGGTTTAGAGAGTGTTCGCATTGTACTTCACCGTATCCATAGTTTGCATGTATAAATTTTACACCAGCACGGTCTGCACATTCTTTATCAGATTGCATATCACCGACATAGACTGCATCTGCAGGGTCTACCTTTAAGTGTGCAAGTGTATATAGTAGTTGGTCAGGTGCTGGTTTACCTCTACTGGAATTACGAGGACAACTGACCCAATCAAAACGTGGGAGTTTCAATAGTATTTGATGAGTCCTATCTTCAGACTTCGATGTAACTATAGCAATCTTGTATGTCTTTTTTAACTCCACTAGTGTATCAAATACACCATCATAAAACTCAACTTTGTTTAGTGTCTCTTTAGAGTAATGGTCGTAGATGCTTTTGATGAGAGTGTGCGAATGATTGATACCTATGGTGTCTAGTATATCCTCAAAGGGTTTACCAATCTCTGCAAAGTATTTCTCAAAGGGAACTTTGATGTTACACTGCAACATTACCATACCCCATGCAGTTCGCATGTTTTCTTTGGAATCTATGAGGACTCCATCTAAGTCAAAGATTACTGCTTTCATTTTTTCTTGTTTGGTAATAAGTGGTCTTCCGTTAATATTCTAAAACTCATTCGTCTGTCTGCACAAAACTCTTCTGCAGCTTTCCATTTTGCTTGATTCACTGCATAGGTGGCAATCTCGTTGAGAAATTTTTTGGTTTTACGTTTCTGTTCTTTGGGTGGTAGTGTCTGTCTCTTAGGTTTAACTTCGATAATCTCACGTAACGATTGTCCCCTAGTGTTCACATACTTTATATAGAAGTCAGGAAAGTATCGATGCACCCTTTTATCGATAGGTGAACGATACGGTATGATGATTTCTTCACTTCCCCACTCTATGATAGCAGGATTGTTATCACAATAGACCATAAACTTACGTTCCCATAGAGAACGATAAAAGATTTTAGTAGGGTCTCCTTTGTATTTTTTATAGTTCTTCGGTTTGAACTTACCACTGTATGACATAAATAACTGTAAACTCTTTAGGATTATTTATATGTCATTCATTGATAAACTTTTAAGTAAAGTAAACAAGGCAAAGTCTGCACTCAATTCAGTCAAAGGTATTGAGAGTAAAATCAAAAGTCTCAACTTCAACTCAGTTATTGACCAACTGGGAGAACAAGCACGTGAGGCAAGAGAAAGTTTAGAAGAGAGACGTTCAAGTCTTGAGTCTCAAATTAGTTCATCTACTCAAAATAAAGGATTTGCAAAAGCAAATCCTGCAACATCATTTACAGATTTACAATATCCTTTAGAGGATTTAGATAATTGGATTGTTTTCACCACTCGTCCAAGAAAGAAACGAGGTGGTGGTAGAAATGCAAACTTACTTTCAGATAATAATCAAGTTGAAATAAAATTGTATGTACCTGATGGTCTATTATCACAAGCAAACGTCACCTACAATGCAAAAGGACAGAGTGCTGCCATCCAAGCAATTGCAGATGTTATTGAAGGATTTGGTGAGAATGGTCTGAGTGCAGAATCATTTGAGAATATGGGTACAGAAGCAATGAGTGCAATTAAATCTGTAGGTAATAAAATGGCAGATTCTATAACAGGAGGATTGACTAATCTTACACAAGGTCGTGCAGTTAATCCTATGCAAGAACAAATGTTAGATGGTATTGGATTTAGGTCATTTAACTTTACATATGAATTCTATCCTAAATCACAAAAAGAAGCAGAGATGATGAATAATATCATTTTCTCATTTAGAACTGCTATGTTGCCTGATACATTTGCACCCCAAGACGGTGGAGACATAGAAAACTTTTTCAACTATCCAAACATATTTGATGTAGAATTTGAAGGCCCAATTTCAGAAAAGGTTGATGGTTTCTTACCTATGGTATGTTCAAAATGTGATGTTGACCATACTGGTGGACAAAAGTTCTCAACATTCGTAGATGGTCAACCTATTAAAACAACATTAACAATGGAATTCTTAGAGATTAAGATTCTATCTCAAGAGAACTATGTACAAATCAGTCCGTTTGCAGAACAATTTAGAGGTGAAATTTCAGGTGGTACAAGTGTTCTTGAAGAGTCAACTGGTGGAGGCGGATAATGGCAAACGAACTATTTAAAAATTTTCCTAAGATAGGATATCGATTAGAGAGTGGTAAGTATGTCACCATCAGAGACTTCTTTAGAAAATCTACTGTTGAACAAAGTTTTATAAATGATATCATAGATTATGAGTATTATGAATTGCAAGATGGTGAAAGACCTGATATCGTTGCAACTAAAATCTATGGTAACGGTGACTTACACTGGACATTATTTCTAGTTAACGAATTCTTAAACTATAACGACTGGCATAAAGACACTGAAACTTTTGATATATACATGAAAGAAAAATATCCAGGCCATTATCTTACTGTAACAAATGTATCTGATTTAATAGACCAAGACAAAAAATTCCTCTTGGGGGAAAAAATATCAACCCCTGTTGGACACGGAAGAGTGTTACAATTACAACCTACATATAAAAGACTAGGTGTAACTAATAGCACTAAATGGAGAACTGGTGATGTAATCACTGGTGAAGTTAGTGGTAAATCATTTGAAATAGAAAATGTCATTGAGATGAAAGATGGCGTGTCTCATTATGTTAATTCAGATGGTTTAAAGAAAAACTATTTTGAAAATGGTTATACCTCCGTTTCATTGATAGAACATGAAATGGAACACAATGAGGAAAAACGTAAAATCAAAATCATTAGACCTGAACTAATCAATAGAGTGGTAAATGAGTTTGAACGTTTAATGTCTAATTAATGGAAAAGAGAAACTTCAATCCTGGCGAGTTTGTCATTGAAGCAATGACACTAGTTACACCTGAGGGTGATTCAATTGCAATCGAAGGTATTGTTGCAAACTTTCGTCTGTTTGAAAGTATCTACAATAAGTTTGTATCAGCAGACATTTCTATTATCGATGGTGTCAACCTTTTAAAGAATTATAAAATCACTGGACAAGAACATGTTAGATTATCACTGCGTGGGAAAGAGGGAGTTGGGGATACATCTGAAAAGAAATTCTCAATAGATAAAACTCTAAGAGTCTATAAAGTCCTTAACAATATAAGAGTTGATGATAAGTCACAAACTTATCAACTTAAATTATGTGAACCGAGATTGTTTTACATCCAAAAACAAAGAATGAGCAGAACATTTAGAGGTTCATACTCATCAATGATTTTGAAAACGATGAAAGAATTCGGAAGCATGAAGGATGCAGAAGTAGACTTTTGGGAATCAACACTTCCACAAAATGTACAGTTCATATGTCCCAATTGGACAATCAATAAATTTTTAGATTACTGTGTAAACAATGCAGATAGGTCAGTCAATGCAGCTTGGAGAAACGGATACTTTTTATTTCAGACATTAAATGGTGGATTTAGATTCATGTCAGTTGATGAGATGTTTGAAAGAGAATTTCCAGTTGCATTTAATTACTACCCTAAATCTGCAAGTGTCGATTCACTTGATATACCTATCAATGCACCAGGCGGTTTAAACTCTACTGTCCTAAGATACGAGAAACCACAATTGTTTGATACACTACGTGGTCAAATTGCAGGTGCTTATGCATCTTCAACTAGAGTGTACAATCCTCTGAAAAAAATTGAAGAAGAACATCATTATGACCTTGCAAAAACTATGAAACGAGGTACACACCTTTCAGGATTTCCAATAATTAGATTAGATGATGAAGAGGTGATACTAGAACCTGAAAACCAAATAGACCCATTTGTAAGTCCACCCTCAGTTCCTAAAGATGCTGATTTTGCACCTAATAAGGCATTCAATAGTGTAGTTATTGAAGACTTTAACATGATGCATAACTATGGTGAAGCAGATGATATTACCTTACCTGAAATTTTTGAAGGTAATAAAGTTGTAGATTCTGCAAGACTAGAGAGACGTGCATTGTTAGAGATACTTCAACAACATGTTATGAAACTTGACATTCCTTTTAGAACAGATATCAGTTGTGGTTCAATTATTACACTAGATATACCTGAACCTGAAGTTAAAAAACCTGATAATAAAATTAAAAACGAATTAAATGACAATAGATATCTTATAACAGATTTATGTTTTGAGGGTTATCCGTTTAAGAAGAGTGGTGTAATACATGTAGAATGTGTTAAAGAAAGTTTTGCAAAAGATATTGCATCTTATAAACCACTTGAGAATGTTGCTGGTGGAGAAGTTATATAATGGAAACTTTTTTTGGAGTAGTAGAAGACAGACATGACCCTCTCAAAGTAGGTAGGGTTCGTGTACGTATTCACGGTATTCATACAGACAACAAATCAGAGATTGCAACACCTGACCTTCCATGGGCTCATGTAATTCTTCCAACTACTGCAGGTGGTTTATCAGGTATCGGATTTAACTCACACGGTCTCGTAGAAGGTGCAACCGTATTCGGTTTCTTTAGAGATGCGACCAAACAAGACCCTGTAGTGTTAGGAGTGTCAACAGGTATCACTACAGATGGATACAAACAAACAGTTGATGGTACTATCCTATCTCGTAAAGTAGACAAAGGATTCAATGACCCACGTAGATTAAAAGAAGAAGATTATAAGGACACAGAAGATGGTGTATCACCAACCTCTGCACCAAACAGGTCATGGGGTTTGACATATGCATTGGACACTGCACCCAAACAACCATCAATTGAAGGAAGAGATATCAAGTACGATGGAAGTGGTTCGTCAGTTGACCATGCAGAAATTAAAGAGGATGAACTTCCATACTACCCACTGAACTTTGAAGAATCAGACATATCAAAGTTTGCCCGTGGTGAAGGTGACTATAGTGTCAGAAAGATTAACTCCATAAAAGGTATGGAACACTATCCAAACTCACCTGCAAATCCAGTGTATCCATACAACAAAGTTTTACATACAGAGTCAGGACACTTAATAGAAATAGATGACACATTCGAAGCAGAAAGACTTGCAATCGAACATAGGTCAGGAACCTTTACAGAGATACACCCTGATGGTTCTGAAGTCCACCATGTAGTGAATGACCACTACCATGTTACATGTAAAAACCAAGAAGTCTATGTTGGTGGTAATGTTAATGTACGTATTTTAGGAAATGCCAAAATCCACGCAAATGGTAATGCAGATGTGACAGCATACGGAGACGGTAAGTTTGACGTATCAGGAAAAATGGATATCAGGTCAGGTAAAGACATGAATCTCACTTCTGCTCGTAATATCGTATTGAGTGCAGTGGAAGTGAAGATGAATTCATGACAGTAGAACCTGCAAAAATAGAAATCCCTACAATAATTCCTTGTCCTGAAGGGGATCTCTTCAATCTACCCACAAAGGCAGACCTTATCAATGCATTCAATCAGATAGGTCAAATCCCAAGTAAACTTGAAGCAAAACTTTTAGAGTTTAGAACAACCAGTGAAAGAGAGATTGGTGAACTTTATCAACAACTCAAAACTGGTGAAGGATTAACCGATGAACAACGTCAAGGTATCTTAAGCACCATTGCAACTCTAGAATCACTTACTGAAGGTTATAATACTGTAAGAACTGGTGGACAACCTAAAACTGTCGGTGGATGGAATCCTCATGTGTATGCAGGGGCTACAGTAGTTATGGATGAACTTCTTTATAGAAGTAGAGGTAGAATAACATCGTCACTTCGTAATGGTGATGTTATATCATTTGCACATTATTTGGGAAATGTTCCTGAAGATGATGTGGGATTAACAGGACGATATGATATTTGGAATAACATGCCAGGCATTCCACAGGGCCCACAATCTTTTAGAATTTGGGTTTCGGTAGAGCCAGGTGGCCCACCTATTGAACGTGCAGGATACAAATATGAGGGGTTTTCAAAACAACCCAACCCTGCAACTTGGACGTGGTCACAAAGTAGAAATAACTTAGGAAGAGCTGGTGTATGGCATTTAGGTTTCTTTGAAAGAATCGTGTATGTAAACTTTGAAATATTTGGTGGTTGGTGGGACACTAACTTCTATAGACTTCCTGATGCATATGCTGGAGGTAGAGAAATACCTGAAGGTCAAGATGGTATTCCGTATGATTACTATGTATTTTGGTTTAGGTCATATTGGGTCGATAATATAGAATATGATGAGAACGGTGTTGGATACAGGGTTGCACCCAATGTTCCAACATTACCTGATGAATGGATGAAAGTGATAGAAGAAGGTGCAGAGAGAAGAGAGGCAGGTGGAGGTGTCATTACTGCTGCAAATCAAACACCCCCTGATCCAGGCGAAGAAGCAATAAAAAATGAAACTGCAGATAAAGTTGCATCCATCTTAACTACTATTTTATTAATAGATGAAACTATTAAGACTATCAGGGAGTTAATGGAAACTATCGAAGATGCATTAGAACCTTGGTGGAATAAAGACCAAAATCGTAACTGGCAAAAAGAATGTAACGATGCAATCACTAAAATGATGGCAGAGTTTCATTTGTATATCCCTATTAAAATTGCAGAATTTGTTAAGAAGTTTTTTAGTATAAACTTCACAATTACAGTTTTTACCATCTCCATTGATATGCTTGAACTTGTTACATCACCTGATTATAAGAAATATCTCAAAGACCAAATTGCAGGTTCAGAGATAGTAAAACAGATTATAAGTGTTAAAGAAGATATTGAAAAGTTAGATGAAGAACTCAACAAACTAAAAGAAGACCCACAATCACTAAGTGCTGAAGCAGAAGCAAAACTCTTAGAAGAAAAGGAGAATTTAGAAAAGACACTTGGTGAGCTCACACTTTCAAGACTAGAGTTTGTTGATAAAATTTATCAGTTATTACCTGACCACTGTAAAGCATTTGATGGTGAGTTAGGATTAGAAGACGTTGATGCAAAAGTTGAACAAGCATTTCAATGTATCGAATTAGAAATAAAAGACTGGATGTTGAATTGGCATATAAAAGCATTTAAAGCACTTATAGATTTGTTTGACGAGATATGGGACTTATTGGGTTTACCTGACTTACCATTCAGTGAAATTATGGATGTATTAAACTTAGATATAAATGAACTCATTGATAAAGCAGTACAGTATATCAAAGATGAATTTGATAAAACAAAACTAGGTATTCAGAAAAAAATAAATGAAATCGATAAACTAATTGAAGATAATCCTGATATGGATATCGCTGCAAAAGAAGAGTTATTGTTGGAGAGAAAAAAACTTGAAGATGAACTCTTCAAAGAGATGAATGAATTTAGACAAAGGATTAGGGATGCAATACTAGAACTTTCAATTTTTGGAATGTCAGTAAGAGATATTATTGGTGATGAAATTGAGACAACAGTGAAGTCAATTGAACAAGAAATTGCAGAGTTTAAACTTGCATTGCAAGACTTTAAAGTTAATTGGGCATCTAAACTGTTTTGGGCATGGGTCAAACTTATTAAAAAGTTCTTAGATAAAATAGGATTAGGTATAATATTCGAGTTCCTTAATTTAACATTCTGTGATTTCCTAAAAATGGTTGGACTACCTCTCGGTATTAGTTTAAATCTTCCTGATTTTGGTGAGATTGATGGTAATCCGATTGCAGATGTTGTTAGTACAAAACCAAAAGTAACTGTAAGGGGTACAAGTATTGATGAATCACTAGACGAAACGTCTTTCGAAGCAGACGGTTCTCGTGTTGATTTCCCAACAGATGGTTCAGGTAGTAATACATATGTCTTCATAGATGGGGTACGTCAGAAACCTAATACATACACTGATAATGAAGATGGGACTATAACATTCAATTCTGCACCCATAAATGGAATTGTTTCTGTATTCCTCTCTAACAAATCATTACCTGTGTTATAAATAGTTACATGGTAGATTACGTAAAGTCAGAAGGCAAGACAATTGCCACCAAAGCTGCATATGCAGACTTGGATTTATCCTTTAAACCTCATCCGATTACAGGTGATATTACACTTCGTAAAGACACGGATGCAGTTAGACGTGCTGTTAGGAACATTATACAAACGAATAAATATGAAAGACCCTTTAAACCTAACTTCGGTGCATCAGTAAGAGATAATCTATTTGAACTAGACACCACTAGTAAGGTTAAAAGACTTAAGAATAAAATCAAAGAACAAATCGAAAGATTTGAACCTCGTGCAAGAGACGTAGATGTTTCTTTTAATACATTGGGTGATAATAATAAATTAGACGTAACAGTTTTCTACAGTATAGTTAATGGACTAAGGGGTCAACAGATAAACTTCACAATTACTAGGGTTCGATAATGGCAATAGACAGTTCAAAAATTAATGTATCCGATTTAGACTTCGATGAGATTGCACTTAATCTCAAGTCTTATCTAAAAGGTCAAGAGAAATTCAAAGACTATGACTTCGAAGGGTCAACAATGTCTATGCTTATTGACTTACTTGCATACTCATCACATATCAGTGCAGTAAACACAAACATTGCAGCTTCAGAGTTATTCTTAGACTCTGCACAAATTAGAAAGAATGTAGTGTCACGTGCAAAGGACTTAGGGTTTACACCTGCATCAGAAAAATGTTCTTCTGCAATTGTAGATATTAATCTAAGAAATGTAAGAAATCCTGATGGGTCATTACCATCAACTACAAATATGATTCTTCAAAGGGGTGCTATCTTTAGTACTTCATATGACGGTACAACTTATGAGTTTGTTGTACCTAGTTCAGTAAGACCTCAACAAAACAAAACAAATTATTTTTATTCTGATGTAAACTTAGTACAAGGTCAGTATGTAACCGACAAGTACATACATGATAATCAAATACAAAATCCAAAGTATGTGTTATCAAATAGTAGAGTTGACAAGTCACACATCACAGTTACTGTAGATTCAAATGGTGATATAGAAACCTACACTTTGTCTACAGATATCTCAAACATCAACACTGAATCAAGAGTGTATTATGCTCAAGAGAATGATGAACAGTTTACAGAGATTTATTTTGGTGACGGTGTATTAGGTAAGAGATTAAAAGACGGTGACCTCATCACTGTAACTTATATTGTGGTAGATGAAGAACATGCTGATGGTGCAAACATCTTCAACATGCAGAGTGGTATCAACGGTTTCTTTGATGCAGTTATTACAACTAAACAGAGTTCAACAGGTGGTGCAGAGAAAGAATCAATTGAGTCTATCAAGTTTAAAGCAAACAAATTCTACACTTCACAAAACAGACTGGTAACATTGAATGACTACAAAGCAAAGGTCAGTGAGTATTATCCGAATGCAGATGCAGTTGCAGTGTGGGGTGGTGAAGACAATGACCCACCTGAGTATGGTAAAGTGTTCCTTGCAATCAAACCAAACAATGCAGACTATCTATCAGACACAGAAAAGAAAACAGTAGTAGACAAATTAAAGGCACTAAACATTTTAACAGTAAGACCTATTATTGTCGAACCTGAAATCACTAAGATTCTTTTATCAACTACTTTCAAATATAATGCAAAGAATACTGACCTATCGGTAGGTGAATTGGAAAACATAGTGACCAATGCAATCAATGAATTTGATGCAACTAATCTAAACAATTTTGATTCAGTGTTTAGACATTCAAAACTATTACAATCAATCGATGCATCAAATACTGCAATCCTTTCTAACACAACTAATGTTAGATTGAAAAAGAATTTGACTGCAAGTATTAACGCAGAAAAGGGATACACTGTAAACTTTGGTAATGCATTGTATAACCCTCATGACAATCACAATAAAGCAGGTGGTGGTGTTGTATCATCCACAGGTTTTAAGATACAAGGTGATTCTGTAAATACACAATACTTTGACGAAGATGGTGCTGGTAATCTAAGAAGATACTACCTATCAGGTTCAACAAGAATTTATCAAGACAGTGCTGCTGGTACTATTGAGTATTCCAGTGGAAAAATTACAATCAATGCCATCACATTCACCTCAACGGTTAATGTTGATAGTACGATTGACTTCACTATTATTCCTGACGGTAACGATGTCGTTGCAACAAGGGGTAGTTTGATTGACATATCAGTTGATGATGTGAAAGTCAAAGGTGAAGTAGACACCATCGCAAGTGGTGAAAGTAGTGCTGGTGTTGGATATCGTTCAACATCTAGTACAAATTATTAACTTATGAAACACGTGGTCAGGAGTCCCCTGAGTAGTTTCCCATTCAATTGGATTTTAGGAGGAAAATAGAATGGCAGATAAAAAAATTAGTGCGTTATCATCAGTCGCAGATTCAGATATTGGATCAGATGATTTGTTGCATATCGTAGATAACCCTGGCGGTACACCAGTAAACAAGAAGATGACTATTGGTCAACTTTTTGAAAACGTACCAACTCACCTTGCAATCAATGACATCGTAACTGAATCATCAGCTGCGACAGACTTGGCTGCATCATCAACAACTATTGTAGATGGTTCATCATTCACTGCAGACGTTGCTTTCACATTAGATGACGGTACAGATACAGGTCAGATTAAGTTCTTATCTTGTTCAGGAATGGCATCATCATTTGCAGCTAACATCACTGTTTCATCATGGCATGATTCAAGTGTTTCTGCACCACAAATAGTGTTGAATGCACAGGGTGAAGGTTGTATCTTAGTTTGGAATGGTTCCGTATGGTTACCAGTTGCAAACTCAGGTGCTACAATCAACAATTCTTAATAATAAGGTATAGTTTCTAGATGTCTCACGAAAAGTTAATTGTCGACAAACTGTCACACAGATTACCCTCTCTCTTACCTGAATTTGTAAGGGAGGAGTCACCTGCACTTGAACAGTTTCTGAAGGCATACTTTGAGTTTCTAGAAGCAGAAATACTAGTCCTCGAATCTCCTGAGGAGATTGGGGATATTGTCTTAGAAGACGGGCAGGGTTCCATTCTTTTGGAACCCTATACCGTTGCACCATCTCCTGATGCTTACACTTCTAAGATTGTACAGGAGAAAACCAAACAATTTAATGGCGATAGTGTTCAAGTAACTCCTTTCCAAATCGGAGAGTATGTTTATGGTTCCGTTAGTGGTTCCGTTGCAGAAATTAGAGTTGTAAATGGTCAGACACTATACCTAAAAACAATTTCAGGTAATGGTTTCTCAAAAGGAGAAACGGTTACTGGTAGAGATGGTAACTTTACTGCAAAGGTTAAATCATTTAAAGAAAATACTATCCTTGCAAACAATCGTCTCTTAGATTATTCAGATATTGACCATACTACAGAATCTTTCTTAGAGTACTTCCAAAAAGATTTTGTGCCGTCTTTGAACATTAACAATGTTCAGAATAAAAGACTTGCAATTAAGAACATTAGTACCCTATACAAGAAGAAGGGTACAGAGGAATCATTAAAGTTCCTTATGCGTATTCTCTACGGAGAAGATGCAGAAATTAGATACCCCTTTGACCAAACTATTCAAATATCAGAATCAAACCATAGTCAGAAAAGACGTATGGTTGTTAGAATGGATAATGAAAATCTTATCCCTTCTGCAACAGATAAAATTGTACAATACACACAAGGTTCTGATTTTATTGAAGCAGAGTCGATTGTAGAAAACGTCTACAACTTAGAAACAGACAAGGGTATCTACTCAATAGAAATCACAGACAATCATATTGGCACATTCACTGAAGGTTCAATTGTAAACCTAGTAGATAGAGATGGTGTTACCAATGTTACTGCACGTGTCTTAGGTGTTATCAATGATGTGAACTTTGATAAGTCATCAATATACTTCGTTACAGATGAAGGTGATAACATTGTAATAGAGACAGTAGTACAATCAGTGACTGCAGGTGCTGTAATTGCAGACAAACAAAAAGTAGGAATCAACACTCTATCAGCAAATTACATTGGAACTTTTGATAGAGGTGACATTGTTCAGTTCGATAATCACAGTACACAATATCGTATTATTGAGATTATAGAATCTGCAACACTTGTATTAGAAAGACTTAGTTCACCACATGGAACTGGATTAGAAACAGATGTGCCTGATGGTACAATAATAAGAAAGGCGAGTGAAGGTTTAATTTCAGAGAACAGCGATAGAGGTTCTCTGTATGAAATTAATAACAGATTAGATTTCGTTGGTGGTAATAGAGATAAAGATGCTGTAACAGCAAGAACAATTGTTGATGCAGTAAATTCTGGCGGTGTAGAAAAAATCTATATCGAAGATGGTGGTAATGGTTATTATAACACATATTCTGCTGTAACAGAAGGTACAGTAGACCAAATGATAACTGAAGATGGTTTTGAAATACAATACGAAGACAATTCATATTGTGTAACAGAATACTCAGAATCATCAACACACTTAATGTTCTCTACTGAACTGGACAGTTCAATCAGAGTTGGACAAGAAGTATTTGGTACAAACATTCAAAGAGTGAGGGTAGTGTCTATCGCAGAAGATAGACTATCGATGATTGTAAGTAAACCACTTGCACTTACTGATAACTCTATTCTTCAAATTGGTTTACCACAGTTAGTTGTATTTGACAACAGGGAAACTGGCGGTAGTAATGCACATGCTGTTATCGGTTCAGTTGGTGATGAAATCATCTTAGAGAACAAAGATGTGTATGGACAATTTGAATTCACTGCAACTGCAGGACAAACACTATTCAATGGTAGAGACAATTACGGTAACAGACTAATCTTTAATGACCAAAAAGTTAGAGTATTTGTTGATGGTATCGAATACCAAGAAGCAGATGTCACTTATGGATATGCAAAGAAAAACGATAGAATTACATTCAACAGTGGGTTGAGTGTAGGACAACAAGTAGACATCTATCAAGAGTTTAACAATCTAGTATACGAAGATGGTACACGTGCAAACTTAGAAACAACAAACTCTGCAATCAGAACAATCAATATAATCGATGAAGGTGTCGGTTATAGAAAGATACCAAAAGTGTATCCAGGCGGATACGTTTATGTAGAAAATGCTACAGGGTATCAAATCGGTGAACAGGTAAATCAATCAGAATCAGGTGTAACTACTGCAACAGGTCTTCTTATTAGAATAGAAAAGAAAGAAGGTCGTTTAGTTATTGCAAGAAGGTCAACTGATACAGGTACATTCCTTGCTGGTAAACAAATTGTTGGTGGAACATCTGAAACTACACAAACTATGGAACAGGTCAATGTTTCTAGTGGTACAGGTGCAAAACTATTTGCATGGTCAAGTACTATTGGTGGTGTAGGTTCAGTTAACGTAGAAGAACAGGGTTATAACTTTAGTGAAGACGGTCTTATTGCACCATCCTCACAACACCCAATGTTAATCAAAACACCGACAACAAATTTAACAACAGGTATAGAATTAACAGGTGCAGTATCAGGCACAACTGCAACCGTTGTATCTTATGATGCAGACAGACATATCCTTATATACACTGATTTAAATGGTGACTTCTTAGACGAAGAAACTGTTAACTTCAATCTTACAGATTCATTCGTTGTATTAAGAAATAACAGATTTGATGGTAGAGGTAACTTTGGTGGTGAAGGTCTTATTGAAGAACAACTCTTAGGAGATAAGAGTACACTTGATGCATCAGCATCAAACATCCACGATGGTTTATTCTATCAGACACACTCATATGTTGTCAAGATTGGTGAGTCAATTAACAAGTGGAGAAGTGCTGTTAAGGATTTACTCCACCCTGCAGGTCACATATTCTTTGGTGAGGTTGCAATTAAAAACGTTGTGGTTTCAGATGAAACTGCAGGTATCATTTCTGCAGACGATTCATTGCAGAACGTTAACATTGAAACAAGAGACGATGTAGATAACTCATTAAACGTTGAAGTTATATTCCGTCCTACTATCATTATTCACGGTGATACAGGTGAGGGACAACTGCTTTATGAGGATGGAAGTAGAATCCTCATCAATGATACAGACCACATCGAAGACATCCCTGATACAAGAAATGATTATCTATTATTAGATAGAGACACAACAAATATCCCTGATGCATTCTACAATTCATCAAGAGAAATTGAGTTACACGACTTCTTCCCACATGGAGATATCGTATTTGAAGATGGTGGCAAACCATTATTAGAAGAACAAACAACAGGTTGGAGATTAGGTGATACCAATTACTTCCGTATGGAAGATACTTCACCTGACCCACTGGTTGTATTGTTAGATGCAGGACTCGAAGATAACATACCTACAGTAGATAACAGTGGAGTGTTAATTGCATCAACAGTAACAAACCCAGCTGGTATTGACTTTGGTGCAAGGTCAGAGTACTACGACACTTCTCATAAGAACAGACACTTTAATGTTAATGTTATAAACTCATTTGCACATACACCTATACAGTATTCACCAAGACTTGACGATGCAATGACAGTCTTGAACTTATGTCGTGCAGATGATAATGATGAATACTTAACACCTATCAACTCTTTTGCTTCAGTTCCTGAAAGAAGACCTTCAGACCAAGGTAAAATTTTCTCAGTCTTTACACAAGAAGATGAGGTACTAGTCTTAGAGGATGGTAGTAGAATCGAGATGGAAGAACATGTTCATCATTTAAGATTTGAACCAAACGAACATGCTATAGTTAAAGATTGTAACGGTGACAGAATGTTACTGGAAGATGGTGACATTGCAACACTAGAATCTGCAACAGAACCAGTAGAGTTTGAGTACTTCGTTTCAGAAAGGTCAATTGACTTATTTGATAATGAAATATATACAGAAGATTATCATAGAATGATTATGGAAGACGGCAGTGTACTTGTACACGAACAGTCTTCAGAGAATAATATCAGTACGTTTGTTCCACTGGGACACACATTCCGTACACTAAATACTATTCAAGGTCAGAGGACATATAACATCGCTTATTACTTAAAAGATGAGACTGACTCTGATGATTTTATACTAGAAGATGGAACAGGTGCATTCCTAAAAGAAGAATCCAAATCAGAAGGTATCCGAATATCAGACTTTAGTTATTACTATCCTGATACTGTAATACCTGATTACCCTCTTCATGAAAGAAAAAGAACAAATATTGCATTTAGTACTTATGTAAAGTCTGCATAAGTATATAAATAGTTAGATAAATATCTTAGGAGATAGAAATGGCAGCAATTATAACCGAAAAGTTTCGTACTCATAATGCGAGACAATTCAAAGAAGACTTTGATGAATCAGCTTCATCAACGTATATTTTTATAGGACGTTCATTCGATTGGACTGATGAAAATTCACCCCCTTCACCTGCTAATGCAGTTGGTGAAGAGATAGATGCATTTGCAGACATGATTGCACTTAAGAAGGTTGCACCTTCTGACGTGACACATGGTTTGGTAAGAAGAAACTATGATTCAACAGGTGCAACATCATATGATGAGTATCAACATGACATCTCAACTTCAAATACTGCAGTAGCATCAGGTGCAACTAACTTATATGACTCAAGATTTTATGTAATTACTGATGAGTATCACGTCTACAAGTGTATTAGAACTGGTAGAGATTCAAGTGGTGCTGTAATTGCATCAACAGTCAAACCAACAGGTACAAGTCCTACTGCATTAGTTGAAACATCTGATACAAATGCAGCTGGTGGTAGAGGTTACCTATGGAAGTATATGTACACAATCGGTGCATCCGATACAATCAAATTCGTAACAAACGATTTTATTCCAGTTAAGACATTAGGTGCTCAAACTGAAGTAGATGGTGAAACAGGAATCGGTACTGCTGCCACCGATGACGGTTCATCTCTATGGGATGTTGAGAACCAAGCAGTTGATGGTGCTGTCCATCACATTGAAGTAACAAACGGTGGGTCAGGTTATAACGATAACGACTACACTGGTGTTGCAATCCTAGGAGACGGTCAAAACGGTGAATGTACAGTTCACGTTTCAGGTAATGTTGTAACTCATATCACTGTAACAACTGCAGGTTCAGGTTACAAACGTGCATCAATTGATATCAATGGAATCACAGGTATTGGTTCAGGTGCAAACGCAACTGCAAAAGTAATTATTTCACCCATATATGGACATGGTGCTAATCCAGTTGAAGAACTTGGTGGTAACTATATTATCGTTAACTCAAGACTTGAGTTCAACGAAGGTTCAGGTGACTTCCCAACAGATAACGATTTTAGACGAATTGGTTTAATTCAAGACCCATTTGCTAAAGGTACAACAACTGTATCAACAAGTGATTCACTTACTGCATACAACGAAATCACTGTATCGTCAGTGGGTAACATTAGTGTTGATGATATAATCATGAATGCAAACTCAAACGGTTCAAGTGCTGCAGTATCAAGAGTAGTATCAGTTGATGCATCAACTAACGTTGTATCACACATTCCAGTTGCAAACTCAGGCGGTCAATATGTTGACTTCGCAAATAGTGACACTATCTATGTTGACGGTGTACAGGTTGCAACAACTGGTGGAAGTGCCGTGAGTACAACTCACCCTGAAGTAGAAAGATTTACAGGGAAGATTATGTACATTGAAAACAGAGGTGCAGTAACACGTGCCGCTGATCAGATTGAAGATATCAAACTGATTGTTGAAATGTAATCATTCGTCCTCTTTATGGGGACGAATAAATATAATAAAGAGATAGGACATGCCAGAAAAAACTGATTTAAATATATCACCATACTACGATGACTACTCTGAAGATAAAAACTTTCATAAGGTTCTCTTCAGAGCAGGAAGACCTCTACAAGCAAGAGAGTTAACTCAGTCACAATCAATTCTTCAGAACCAAGTTGAAAGACTTGGTGGACATTTCTTTAAAGAAGGTTCTATTGTTGCAGGTGTTCAGTCAGGTATTGACTTAGAACTTTACTATGCAAAAGTAGATACTGAGAATCCAAATACTAATGGTGATGACGTTGTCGAAACATATAGAGAATCATTCCATGGTAAACTAATTCGTGGTAAAACTTCAGGTGTTGTTGCAAAGGTTATAGATTCTTCTGCAAAAACATCCGATGACGAATTAACTATCTTCTTTAAGTATCTAACTTCAGGTACAAACAACGAATACACATTCACTGCAGGTGAGGAACTACAGGAAGTAACTGTAGATTCAGGTGGTGCATACTCTGCTGTATCTGCAAACAACAACGAATTTAAAGTCCTTCCATCAACAAACAACTCAATCGGAGTTGGTTCAAGAGCAGAGATTGATGAAGGTGTTATCTTTACAAGAGGTTTCTTTGTAAAGGTTCCAAAACAACATTTACTATTAGAAAAGTATAGTTCAAGACCATCATATAGAATTGGTCTAAAAATAGAAGAGAAACTCATTTCTAATTCAGAAGACTCATCATTACAAGATAATGCACAAGGGTCTTCAAACGAGAACGCTGCAGGTGCAGATAGATTCCAAGTTAATCTAACACTTGCAAAGTTCACTATTGACACTCAAACTGATGCAAACTTTATTGAATTGATTAGAGTTAATCAAGGTATCATTGAGTTACAGATTTCCAATCCTATCTACAACACCATTGAAAAGACACTTGCACGTAGAACATACGATGCAAATGGTGACTTTGTAGTTAGACAATTTACACAATCATTAAGAGAACACTTAGACGACACAACCAACAGAGGTTTCTATCCTGTAGGTTCAGGTGGTAAAGAAGATAAGTTTGTAATGCAAGTATCGCCTGGTAAGGCATATGTTAGAGGTTTTGAAATTGACAAAACTGGTACTACAACAATTCCTTTCTCAAAGGCACGTTCAACTAAGTCGTTATCAAATGCAAAATCACCTATTCGTTTAGGTAATAAATTAAGAGTTTCAAATGCACACGGATTACCTGAAGTAATTCAAGGTGTTAACAGTACAGGTATCACTCCTTACAAATTCTGTAAGTTATGGCCTAGTGTTGTTGCAGTAGACGGAACAGAAAACTCTGAAGATTTTATCGGTTATGCAAGAGTACGAGATATTGAATTGCATGACGGTTCAGACACAAGTGGTGTCTATGCAAGTAATTCAGAATATGATTTGTCAATGTTTGACATTAAGATGTTCTCCAAATTACCGTATACATCTCATACAGGTACTGCACAAGCAGGTGATAAGATAACAGGTAGTGCAACAGGTGCTACTGGTATTGTTGCGTATGATAATAATTCAGATGCACTTTATGTTCATGATGTAGTAGGAAACTTCTCATCAAATGACTCACTTTCTTCTGAGGGTGCAGGTAACTTTGCATGTAGTATTGATGGTACACCAAGAAACTATAACATTGACCGTACAAGGTCTATTACACAGGCACCAACAAATGGTTCAAGGGAAACCTTTACTGCAGATATCAATACAGATGCAGTTAAAATTCTAACAGGTACACTAGTATTCACTGCATCAAGCACTGCAGTTAGTGGTGTAGGTACTTTATTTGCATCAGAACTTAAAGAGGGTGACATTATTGTTAACCCACTTGGTGGCCAAGAACTTATTGTTGCATCAATTACAAACGATATCAGTTTAACACTTACAAGTCCTTCAACTAATGCATATCAAGGTAATGTTGAAAGAAGACGTGTAAAACTTATTGACCAAGACCAAACAGTAAACATCTTCTCATGGCCTAGAGACTGGGTTAAAGACCACACTGCAGATTTAGTAAAAGTTAAAAGACAAACAGTACAAACCATTGGTGCATCAGGTAATATTACTATTGCACAAACAGAGGGTACATTTGAAGACCAAAACACTGATAACTTCTCAATTGCAGTTATCGATGTCAGTTCTGCAGCTTCTCCAACATTCTCTGCAGGTGATACACTAAACATAGAAGATTATGAAGACACTTCACCTACACAAAATGGTGATGGTCAGAGTATTACACTTACAGGTTTTGGTGCTGCAAACGAAGATGTCGTTTTAAGAGTTACATACTCAGTATTAATTGCAGACCCAAATCCAAGAACAAAAGATTTAAACAAAGGACGTGCATTACGAGTCTCAGGTGATAGAAACGGTTCATACACAGGAGTGTATGGTTCATCATTTAGAGATAAAGAGATTTCTCTTGGTATTGCAGACGTATTTAAAATTAGAGGAATCTATGAAGGTGTTGGAGGAACTCCAGTTACACCTAATGCATCACTTTCAAGTGAAGTAGGTACATTCCAACTTCATGAAGTCCTTGTTGGACAAACATCAAATGCACGTGCTGTATTGATTGACTATAACTCAGGTGGAACATCGTACTGGTATATGATATCAGGTAGATTCCAAGAGAATGAGTTTGTTGTTGGTCAAGATTCACTTGCACAAGCAACACTTACAGACGTATCACAAGGTTCACCAAATATCACATCAAGATATTTCTTTGATGATGGTCAGAGAGATGGTTACTATGATATATGTAAATTAGTCAGAAAACCAGCAGAACCTGCACCTAATAATCAGATTCTTATTGTTTTTGACCAATTCTCACATGGTGATGGTGACTTCTTTGATGTCACATCATATAGTGTACCATATAAAGACATTCCTGTCTACTCTGCAAACAAAGTAGACTTGGGTGGTTTAGAACCTGACGGTACTTATGAATTATCAGATGCCTTAGACTTCAGACCAGTTGTTGGTCAGTTGTATGATATAGATTTATCTGCAAACCCTGATTTATCTTCAGTATCTGATATCAGTACTGCAATTGAATATGCACCATTCTCATATGAGAAAGGTAGAAGTTATAAATCTTCAAGAGACAAAGAGACAACTAACACAGGTTATAACTATGATACTAATCCTAGTTTGCCTGGCACTCCTGTAACAGGTTCAAGTGTCCAAGGTGACATTGAATTCTATGTTGGAAGAGTTGATAAACTCTTCCTACACAAGTCAGGTAAGTTCCAAGTCTCTTCAGGTGAACCTGCATTATCTCCAACCAAACCAAAGAGTGTTGATGGTGCTATCGAATTGTTTGAATTAACAATTCCTCCGTTTACCAAAAACTTAAAGAACATTAGAGTTAGGTCACAAGACCATAGAAGATTTACCATGAAAGATATTGGTAAAATCAATCAGAGAGTGACTAACTTAGAAAGAGTAACATCTCTTTCATTACTTGAGAAAGACACTCAAACAAAACAAATTTTAGATGGAGATGGATTTGATAGATTCAAATCAGGTTTCCTAGTAGACAACTTTAGAGGTCACAGAGTCGGTGATGTAAACCATCCTGATTACAAGAACTCCGTTGATTCACAACTTGGTGTATTAAGACCACAATCATATTCACAATTCTTTGATATTGGATTTAAGAGTGCAACATCTCAGAACTATAAGAAGACTGGTGACTTATTGACACTTCCTTATTCTGAGGTTACATTTGTAAATCAAGACAAGGCATCACGTGCAATCAATGTTAACCCATATCACGTCTTTGCATTTATTGGTGATGTTAAACTCACACCTGAAACAGACGTGTGGAACGATTCAGAAAGATTACCTGAAGTTAGAGTAAACAGAGAAGGTAATTTCGATGCAGTTCTTGCTGAGAATACAAACTCATTAGGTACAGTTTGGAATGCATGGCAGACCACATGGGTTGGTCAACCTCAAACTATTTCAACAGAAGTTACTGCATCATCTAACGGTTCATGGAGTGGAGACCCAACTCAAGGTGGAGAATGGGTTCCAGGCTTACAAGTATCAAGAGAGATTACAGAAACACCTGAGATTCAAACAAGAACAGGTGTTACTACATCAGTTGTTGAAGACTTTGTAGAATCAAGAAACGACAGACTCGTATCAGTTTCAATCATACCTTTCATTCGTGCAAAGACTATTGAGATTGATGCAACAAATTTAAAACCTGACACATGGCATTACGTCTATTTTGATGACGTACCAGTGGGGTCATATGTAAGACCATTCAGTAGTGCATATGCACAAGATGGTTCTTCTACAACACTTGGAAAAGGTGTTAAGACAGATGGTAACGGTAGACTTCGTGCATACTTTGAATTACCTAATTCAAATACACAAAGATTCCCTACAGGTCAGAGAGAATTAAAACTTACCTCATCTAAGTATAATGAGAGAAGTCCTTCATCTGCAGGAACAGGTATCTATCAAGCACAAGGTTTATTACAATCCAACCAAACTGAGATTGTATCTACTAGAAATGGTAGAGTGGTAACAGAAAGACTTTCAGGAGAAAGAAACTTCTCAACTAGAGGTGAGGTTGTCAATGCAACAAATATTGACACTACTGCACCTGCAATACCACAACCACCTAGTGAACCTAATGAACCACCTGAACCGCCTATTATTATTGACCCACCTGTGTTACCACCTGAACCACCTGTGGTACCACCAGTCATTATATCAGACCCACCACCTCCACCGCCACCTGGCCCGCCGTTTGAGTTTGACTTTGATTTCCCAATCTTTGATATTGGTAATGATTTATTTTTTGAATGGTCAGACCCACTTGCACAATCATTCTTGGTTGATGCAAAAGGTGGAGTAATGTTATCATCCATAGACTTGTTCTTTAAGACAAGAGATGCAAACTTACCAGTGTCAGTACAAGTAAGAACAATGGTGAATGGTTATCCAGGCCCTAACGTGGTTCCATTCTCAACAGTAACTAAGAATCCAAGTGAAATTAACCTTTCACAAGATGGTTCAACTGCAACCACTTTTACTTTCGAATCACCAGTATTTTTAGAGACAAACCAAGAGTATGTGTTTGTGGTATATTCAAACTCTAACGAATACGAAGTGTTCCATTCAAGAATGGGTGAAACAGACCTTGCAACTGGACAAACAATTTCAGGACAACCTTATGCAGGTTCATTATTCATGTCACAGAACAACTCGACTTGGACTGCTGCACAAGAAGATGACCTCAAGTTCCACTTGAGAGCATGTAAGTTTGACACTTCAGTGTCAGGATATCTTGAATTTGAAAACTTAGATTTACCGAATGCAAAACTGCAGAACAACCCAATAGAAACTGTTTCAGGTCAGACATATGTTAAAGTATATAACTATACTCACGGTATGTACAATACATCATCAAATGTAACCATTTCAGGTGTGACTGGTGATAGAACTGGTTCAGTATTAGAGGTACAAAATGCAGTAGATAGTGGTACACTACCTTCAGATGGAACCTATGACATTGTTCATGGTGGAACCGTTGGTTCAGATGCAGTAACGATTACAACTAATGGTAGTGGTGATGTAACTGAAAACGGTATTGCATTTGAAATTAAAGTGGAAACACTTTCAGGAACTGCAGACATTACAAGAACAAGAATACTACAAGCAGGTAGTGGACATGTTGCAGGTGATATTATCACTTGTACTATTGGTTCAACCTTTAGTTTTACCGTAACTATCGATACAGTTGGTGATTCACTTGGTGGTATTCCAATTGATGCAATCAATCAAACATTCACTTCGATTGGTTCAACATTTACAATGGATACATTTAGAGTAACTCCTGATATCTCAGGATATGACTTTGTGTCAGATTACTCTGCAAGTGATTCGACAGTTGGTGGTGGTGATGAGGTATACTCAACACGTAACTATTACTACGATACACTGCATACTGTTATTCCAAATGTAACACCTGAAGATTGTTTCATTAGTGTACATAAAGTTGGTACTCCTATGAATTCACCTGAAGGTTATATCAACGGTACAGTATATAATAGAAGAACTGCTGGAGAGATTATCGCATTGAACGATAACGTGTTCTTCTCATATCCAAGTGTCGTTGCATCAAGAATCAATGAACAGAATGAGATGTCTTCGAACAGGTCATTTAGATGTGCTTTACAATTAGTGTCAGGTAATTCAAACCTTTCACCAGTTGTAGACTTAAGTTCATTGGGTGCAATTGCAATTGCAAACAGATTAAACGGATTAAATTCAAGTGATGCAGAAACCATTTCAATCTCAACCGATTCAGAAGGTGAAGATAATGCAATGTGTTACATCACTAAGAAAGTTAACTTGAAAGCACCTGCATCAGGATTAAGGGTGACTGCAGATATCTTTAGACCTGCAACGACAGACGTTAAGGTCATGTATAAGATTATCAAAAACGATGAAGAATCTGCAATCGATGATATCGGTTTTGAATTCTTCAACAGTGATGGTTCACCTGATACAGTAATTGATGCAGATGCAAGAAACTTTAAAGAGTATGAATTCAGTGTAGATGACCTACCTGAATTTAGTGGGTTCATCATTAAGATTGTAGGAAGAGGATACAATACATCAACAGTACCATTGGTATCTGCATTGAGATGTATTGCAGTTGCATAATGTCTGATTATATTAAAGTAGAAGGTGCAACACATTTATATAGAGACGATAGTTCTCAAGCAATCGTGTCTACTGATATTGAACAGTGGAGACTTGCAAAGAAAAGAAAAGAGATTTTTAGGAATCAGGTAAACGAGATAAATACATTAAAAGAAGAGATGGGTGAAATTAAGTCTCTCTTAACTGAACTCATGGGGAAATTAAGTGGCTAGAACAGTAGACAATCACAGTACATTAGAAGATTTTAGACGTAATTATAATGACCTCGCTAATGACGTTGGTGACAGGTCAGGTCTTAGAACTGAAAAACAAAGTACTATCGTAGATGCAATTAATAGTATCGAAGATAAGTCGTTCTTCTTTCAGGAGTTTATCTATACTGCTGGAACACATGGTTCTACACTTTCAAGATACGAAGGTGTTGATGCATTCAGCAATACATTATCTTTTAAACCTAACAGAATTCAAGTCTTTAAAAACACTCAACACTTAATTGAAGGTGATGATTATTCTATTGGGCCTGTGTCAGATGGTCTTGCAGATAGAATTGATTTAGTTGTTGCTGCAACTAATGGTGATAAGATTACTGTTTATGCATTCACTGGTTCATACTTAGGTGTTGTCGGTGATGGTGCAACCTCAACATACTTTACAGAAACTGCATTAAACACTATTTACAATAATAATGATAACGGTATTATTTTAAATGGTGATGGTGCTGATAAAACCGTTGCACTAGAGACAGGATATACAATTCAATTTGCAGGAAGAGTGTATGGTGAAGATGACCTTACACTTGCAAGTGGAACAACATTCACTTTTGACACTGCAACAAACGGAACACTTACTTTAGATGGTGGTGCTATTACAGGTGCAACCTCTATTACATCAACTGCATTTGTTGGTGATGTCACTGGTCAAGTATCAGACATTACTAATCATAGTGTAAATAGTCTTTCAGACATTAACACCACTGGTGCAACAAACGGTCAGTTATTAATTTATAATGTTTCAACAGGTGATTGGGAAGCAGGTGATGCACCTGCAAACTACACAGATGAACAAGCACAAGATGCAGCTGCATCTATGATTACAAGTGCAACTCACAGTAACATAACTGTTACTTATGATGATAATGCAGGAACATTATCATTTTCTGCTGCTGCTCAATATGGTGACTCTGATGTAGATGCACACTTAAGTGGTAGTAACGGTGTTAGTTACAGTTCAGGTAGTATTAGTTTAGATTATGAGACCACATCTACTGCACCTTCAGGTGTAGGTAGTACTGCAACTGGTCATTTATGGTTTGTGATATGATATGGCTGATGAAATCTATATAAACACAGGGTCGAGTTTTCAACAACCGTACCAAGGTCAATCTGTAAGAAATGCTCAATCGCTAGAAGTCAGACAGACTCCTGCACAGACTCCTGCAAACGCAAGACAACCTAGTACGTATCAAAACAGACAACCGTTTACCTACAGAAGTCCTGTAAATGCACAGACACCATTTATAAGAAACGCTCAGCAACCCTTTACATACCAAAACCAAGGTAGAACACCTTTTACCTATAACTATCGTTCTCCGTTCACGTATGCACGTCAGGGACAGACTCCTTTCACGTATGCAAGACAGGGTAGAACACCATATGTTGCAAATGCACAACAACCGTATCCTTATATCGCAAATAGTCAGACTCCATACATTGCTAATGCTCAACAACCCTATCCGTACATAGCAAACAAACAGAGTCCATACATTGCAAATGGTCAGAGTCCATACATTGCAAATGCTCAGTCACCTTATATTGCAAACGCTCAACAACCGTATCCGTACATTGCATCGTATCAAAGTCCGTTTACCTATAATCATAGACAACCGTTTACCTATGCAAGACAGGGTAGGTCACCATTTACGTATAGTAATCAACAACCTTACCCATATATTGCACAGACACCTTATACGTTTAATGCAACTGGAACACAAAGCATCAGTCCTCTAGACCAATCTTGGGGCCCATCAGGTGCAAGTCCATGGGTTCCTCGTCAAAGTGTTAACTCTTCAGGATTCCCTGAAGCATTCGCAACAATGGGGTTTAGTTTAGACACTACAAATAACCAAGTCGATGTTAGCTGGAAAGCTGGTACTTCAGCACAAATGGCAACAGTGTATACCGACTCAATTAATTATCAGTCTCCAGTAACAGATTCTTCAACATTTGAATGTAAATATACAGTATCTCAGCAATCGTGTTCAGGTAATTGTATGAGTGGTGCATTTGGGCCCACACCAGTTACCGATGGGTATAATTCAGGAACATATTATTCACTCACAACATTTGGTTGGATGGCAAAGGTTAATCCAAACTATGGTTCGTCCTTTTCAAGGGTTGAAACTGGTATTGGTGGCACATATGGTGTAACATTTACAGTCCGTGCAACTCCTTCAGGAAGTAGTGACAGTTATATTACAACTTATACTTCAGGTGGAATAGAACTGATTGCATCTACAGGACAGTTTAACGAGAACTAAAAATGGCAGAGTTGCAAACCACACAACAACCGTATCCTTATATTGCACAAGGTCAAACACCTTATGCATTGCAGGGTAGAACGCCTTATATTGCTAATGCACAGCAACCGTATCCTTATATTGCGAATGCACAAAGTCCATATATTGCTAATGCAAGACAACCTGTAACCTATGCAAGACAGGGTCAAACACCGTTTACGTATCAGAGTAGACAACCATTTACTTATCAGAACAGACAACCGTTTACATATCAAAATAGACAACCTGTTACCTATGCACGTCAAGGTCAAACACCATTTACCTATAGTAACAGACAACCTGCAACGTATGCTAGACAAGGTAGAACACCTTTCACGTATAACAATCAACAACCTTATCCGTACATTGCAAATGCTCAACAACCCTATCCGTACATTGCAAATGCACAGGAACCAAATATTAGGTCTGCACAACAGGCATATCCTTACATTGCAAATGCAAGGAATCCGTTTACCTATCAACATAGGTCACCTTCTACATATAGAAACCCTGTAAATGCACAGAGTCCGTATATTGCAAATAGTCAAACACCATTTACCTATCAAGTTGCATATCAGATTCCTTATACTATAAGGTCACCATTTACCTATCAAGTATCCTACCCAACTACAAGAACCGTTGGGCCAGTTGCAAAGGTTAAAGGTGTTTTTGTGAATGATAGTGGAACACTTAGAAAACTTGATGAAGTATATGTAAACGATGGTGGAACATTAGAAAAAATTCACCAGTCCGTTCCTACTGCAAGATTCTCTAAGAATCCAAGTAACACGAGTGTATAAATAGTATTATGGCGATAATTGCAAACATATACATAGACCAAGGTACTGATTTTTCCATTACTGTAGACGTTACAGATTCTGCAGGGGAAGTTTTAGAATTAAGTGGTTACACTGCAACTGCACAAGTGAGAAGAACTTATACCTCATCTACAGTTGCTGCAACCTTTGATACGTCTATTGCAGAATTAGCAGGACAGGTGACTATCTCGTTAACCGATACTGTAACTGCAGGACTGGAAGGTGGAAGATACGTGTATGACCTAAATATTGAAAGCAGTGCTGGTCAGAAAACTCGTGTTATAGAAGGACAAGCAATTGTCACACCAGGCGTAACGAGGTAATAAAATGGCAGGAAATATTAAAGCAAGAGTATTAACAAACAATACAATTCGTGCAAAACAGGTTGCAGTTGGTAACTCATCAACTAATGTAAACTTGTCTGCAAAATCTATTAACGAACTTGCAGATGTTAACGTAATTGAAACAGATGAAGGTGTATTGAAGTATAACGCTACTACAGACAAGTGGGAAACCTCTAATGTTTTAGATGGTGGAACTTTTTAGATAATTTAAAAAATTTATGTTATGTTCACGTGACGAGTGGTCTCCACTACGTGAGATTGTTGTAGGGACACTCAAAGGATTTCAAAAACAAGACAATTATTCAGAGTATCATACTACTGAATTCATATACGATATATTTGTTGAGGCAGAAGAAGGACTTAACAAATTTGTTAATATTCTAGAATCCAATAATGTAAAGGTTTACAGACCTAATGGAATGTGTTATAATGTTAGGGATTGTGCTGTCGTCATAGATGATGTTATAGTTGAAGGGTCTATGCGATATGAAAAAGAGTACGGAAATCTATCTACACTTAAAAAAATATTTTTTGAAAAATGGTCTGAAGGATACACATGGATATCAGGCCCCAAACCTTCTTGGAATTCAGAATTTGATATTATTTTTGATGGTGCAAATATCTGTAGACTGGGAGATAATCTACTCATTGCAACAAACGAAACTGCAAATCGATATGGAAGATTGTGGTTAGAAAAACAATTTCCTAATAAAAATATTGATTACATTTCTCTAAGAGATAACATATCACACATAGACACAACTATTGTTCCCATATCAGAGGGTACAGTTATGATTAATGCTAACAGAGTCAACAAAGACAATGTACCAGTATTTTTTAAAGATTGGGACATTATTTGGATACATGATGAGGATATCGTAGAGGAGAGACCTGTCATTAAAGACGAGATAGCAGGAAAAATGATTGGTATGAATACTCTTTCTCTTAATCATAATACACTGTTTGTGAATGAAAGTCAAGTAAAATTAATGGATAAATTGGGTAAGAAAGGATTTAATTGTATACCTGTACCTCTAAGATACACACGTGAGTTATCAGGTGGACTACATTGTTGCACTTTAGACCTCGTTAGAGGTTAAAGATGTTATAAATACTAGTACAAATCAAGGTGTCATTCAGTGAGACACGACCCACATGGTGAGTGGACAGGTATATAATGGTCTTCTAGGGATATGTGAACTAGAATAAGCTTATTTAAATTAAACACATTTTAGGAGAAATAAAATGGCAACAGTAATTCAAATTAAAAGAAGTACTGGGGTTTCTGCACCTACTACGTCAGACCTTTCAGAAGGAGAATTGGCGTATATTCAGGACAGAAGTAACAGTGGTGCTGGTGCAAAACTTTTCATAGAATCAGTTGACTCCGACAATAGTACTCCATTAATCCATGCGATTGGTGGTAAGTTCTATACCGATATTATTGATGGTTCATCTGCTACACCAGCAGATTTCAAAGTCGGTAACGGTTCAACATCAGGTGGTTCTGTAAAGTTTTACGAAGATTCGGACAATGGTGTTCACTTCGTTGCACTTAAGTCGCCAGACTCAGTCGCTTCAGACTTAACTTTTGTACTTCCAGCATCAGATGGTAGTGCAAACCAAGTATTAGGAACAGACGGTTCAGGTAACCTATCTTTCCTTTCAACAACATCAACACTTGCAGGTGCATCTGACTCAGATATCTCTACTCCATCATCAGGACAAATCCTTGTTCATGACGGTTCAGATTCATTTGACAACGTAACACTAAGTGGAGACGTGACACTTGCATCTAATGGTGCAGTCACAATCGCTTCTAACGCAGTTGAAGTCGGTATGATTGACTTCTTAGTTGACGAAGATGACATGAACTCTGATTCAGATGTCAAAGTCCCTTCACAACAATCTGTTAAAGCATACGTTGATTCACAAGTAACTGCTCAAGATTTAGACGTTGCTGGTGATTCAGGAACAGGTGCAATTGATTTAGATTCACAATCATTAACGATTGCTGGTACATCTAATGAGATTGAAACATCTGCTTCAGGACAAACAATAACAATCGGTTTACCTAATGACGTAACAGTAGGAAATGACCTAACAGTTACAGGAAACTTAACAGTTTCAGGAACAACCACAACTGTAGACTCAACAACAGTATCAATTGCAGACCCTGTATTTGAAATTGGTGACGATTCTGCAGACGACAACCTCGATAGAGGTATTAAATTCAAATATAACGATGGATCTGCTAAAGTAGGTTTCTTCGGTATGGACGAATCTAATGAGAAGTTCGTAGCATTACATGATGCAACAGACAGTTCTTCAGTATTCACAGGTACAGCAATGGATGCAGTATTTGGTGGATTAGAAGCAACAGGTCTTGCATTATCAGGTTCAATTACTTCAGTCGATGGTGCAGCTCCAACTGCAGGTCAATTATTAATTGGTAACGGTTCTAACGGAGACATGGAACTTGCAGCTCTAACTGCAGGCTCTAACGGTGTAACAATCACCAACGCAGACGGTTCTATAACTATTGAAAATGCGATTGCTTCTACATCACAAGTTGGTGTGGCATCATTTGCTTCTTCAGAGTTCTCAGTAACTGGTGCTGGTGAAGTTTCTATCTCCAACATAGACGGTGGTTCATTCTAACAATAATTAATCGTTTATAGGAGTAGCAAATGGCAACAGTAATTCAATTTAAGAGAAGTTCGACTCAAGGTTCTTCGCCGACCACTGGTGATTTATCACTCGGTGAATTAGCGATTAATACATATCATGGTAGGGTCTATACTGAGGCAGATAATGGAACAGCTTCTATTGTAGAAGTTGGTTCAAATCCTGCAACTCTTACTGTTAACGATGCGTACTCTTTTCCAACAAGTGATGGTAACTCTAACGAAGCATTAACAACTGATGGTTCAGGACAGTTAAGTTTCACTGCACTTCCTTCATCAGGAATTGAAACTTTCACCTATTCAATCACATCTACTGGTACAGGTATCAGTGGTGCAGATGATAATTCAAACACACTTCAGTACCAAGTAGGTTCTGAACAAGTTTTTATTAATGGTGTTAAGTTAATAAGTGGTTCAGACTATACTGCAACTTCATCAACCGTAATAACCCTTGCAGAAAATGCTGTAAATGGTGATACAGTTGAAGTCGTTGCAATAACCGACACACAAAATCTTGTGCAAGGTTATTATACGGCTAACACTTTCAGTGCAACAACTGCTGACCAAGTTTTATCATCCAATGGAGTCGCAAACAAAGCGATTAAGTATGTTATAAATGCAACTCACGCCTCTGCAGGAACACATGCTGCAGAAGTATTGTTGATTAACGATGGTACGAATGCATATTTCATCCAATACGGTGACGTGTATTCATCATCATCATTGTTCTCACTTAGTTCAGATGTGAATTCAGGTAACATGAGACTTCTCATTACACCTGCAAACACTGACACTACAGTTGATACTTTCCAAATTAGGCATTCATAGGAGGAGATGAATAATGGCAAAGACAAAAGCATTTGAAATTGCAGAATTGATTAGACACCTTCGATATGATGCTGATACAGACGAGATTGTAACTGATAAGGTAACTCAAGACAAAAACAAAAAGAGGGGTAATGCAACAAAAACCTCTACTGACGAATTTGCTCTTGATACTTTTGCAAAATCAGATTACAGAGCTGGACGATATATCGTTGCAATGTCTGAAGGATCAAAGTATCACTCAACTGAAATCGTGTTAGTTCACGATGGAAGTAGTGTAACAATGACACAATATGGCACACTTAAATCACACTCGTTAGCAACCTTTGATGCAGACATTTCAGGATCAGACGTAAGACTGCTCGTGACACCTGCATCCACAAGTTCTACAGTGATTAAATTCGATAGAACAGTAGTCGAAGCATAAAATCAAAAAATGCAATCTAGATGGGGGACTTTATGTCCCCCTTCTTTTATATGCACGGTAAAAATGACTAAATAGTATAATGGCAACGAAACATAAACTTATTGCAGACTTGGGACTTGCAACTAACGGTGACTTGAGTGTTGATGGAAACGCAACAATTACAGGAAACTTAACGGTTAATGGTACGACAATTACCATTAACTCTACTACCACATCAGTTGAAGACAGTTTATTAGAACTTGCAAATCAGAACACTTCTAGTGACACTATAGATATTGGTTTCTATGGTAACTATGATGATGGTTTATCAGATGATGCAAGTGAGTATACAGGTCTATTCAGAGATGCATCAGATTCCACATGGAAACTCTTTGATGGTCTAGAAGTCGAGCCAGGAACAACGGTAGACACTACAGGTTCAGGATATGCAAAGGCAGCACTAGAAGTTGGTGATTTAACTGCAACGACACTCAATGTATCAAACAGTATCACTGGTGCAAGTATATCATACCCAACATCAGACGGAACAAGCGGACAGGTTCTTACAACCAATGGCAGTGGAACATTAACATTTCAAGATGCAGGAAGTGGACTTAGTGAAGGTAGTGTAACAACTACATCAACTTCTGAAACAAATTTAGATACATGGTCTTCTTCAACGTATCGATCCGTTAAATATACTATATCAATTTCAGATAGTACTGCAGGTGATTACGAAATGACTGAGATACATGTACTACACGATGGTACAAATGCATATTTCTCTCAATTCGGTACTGTACTTGCAGGAACCACGAGTGAATTAGTATCTTTTGGTGTTGATATCAGTGGTGGGGATGTGAGATTAAGAATTACACCTGCTTCTACAAACTCTACTGCAATAAAGTTTAAAAAAATTGAAATTGGGGTGTAGTTTAAACATCACAAACTCATAAATACAAGTGTTAAACCACACTTTTAAGTTTTATAGGACACACAAAACATGGCAACACAGAATACATTTGTTATAGAGTACGGATTGACAGTGGGTTCTACAGAGGTTATCAATAGTTCAGGTAAACTACAGGCAACTGCATTATCAGAATTAGACACAGATAGTCTTTCAGAAGGTTCCACGAATCAATACTTTTCAAACACAAGAGCAAGAGGTTCTATATCACTTGCTACTGGAGAATCAAATTTAAGTTATAATTCATCTACTGGTGAACTTTCATTACCAACAGTTGATGGGGGTAGTATCTAATGGCAGGGGAAAAGAATTTTATAATCAAGAATGGTCTGACCGTTGGTAACGTAGAGGTTATCGATAGTTCAGGTAACATCACTGCAAGTGGTGTTGGTGCTGCCGTTCAAGAAGCAATCGCAGACAAAATCGGTGGTATTATTCAGGGTTCAGGTTCAACCACAGTAACCTATGATGATACAAACGATACTATCACGATTTCATCAACTGGTAAGACAGAAGAAGAGATTCAAGATATAGTTGGTGGTCAATTAGTAACCAACGGTTCACATACAAACATTACTGCATCTTACGATGATGCAGGAGACGGTGCAGTTGACCTTGTAATTTCAGATGCAACAATTCAATCTAAAATTACTGCTGGAACTGGTGTTTCAGTTTCAAGTGGTGAAGTTAGTATCGGTCAGGCAGTAGGAACTTCAGATTCACCTTCATTTGCAGGTATGACACTTACAGGTGCATCAACAGTTTCAGGACATATTCTTCCAAGTGCAGATGTTACCTACGACTTAGGTTCAGCATCGTATCAATGGAGAGACGTATATGTCGGGTCAGGGTCACTTTATGTTAACGGACAAAAAGTATTAGAAGATAGTTCAGGAACAATCGTTGTTTCTGCTGACAGTGACCAAAACCTTCAAATGAAAACTGCTGGTAGTGGTGACATTGAGTTCAACCCATCAGGTACAGGTATCATTCAAGCAAAAGGTACACTTCAAATGTTGGATGGTGAAACAATCACCAACAGTGCAGGTAACGATGTAGAGTTTGGAAACAATATCAGTGTAAACCAAATTGCATCAAGAAGTGCAGATACTAACTTAGTATTAAGTGGTAATGGAACAGGTAATGTTACACTTAACGATACAGTTGTAATTACTGGAGACCTTACAGTTTCAGGTACAACAACTACTGTTAACTCAGAAACAATCAACCTTGCAGATAACATTCTAAATTTAAACTCTGATTTCACATCAGGTTCACCTACTCAAGATGCTGGTTTAAGTATCTCAAGAGGTGGTTCAGCTGCAAAAACATTCTTATGGGATGAGACCAACGATAGATGGACAGTCGGTTCAGAGTCTATGGTTGCAGCAACATTTATTGGTAACTTAACTGGAGATGTAACTGGAACAGTTTCAGATATTTCAAACCATGATACAGACGATGTTTCTGAAGGCTCAACCAATTTATATCATACTACTGCAAGAGCAAGAGGTTCAATCTCTGCTGGTGGTGATTTATCATACAACAGTTCAACTGGTGTAGTATCATTTACTGAAAGAACAGATTCAGAAGTACAAGGATTAATCACTGCAGGAACTGGTGTTTCAGTTTCTTCAGGTCAGGTAAGTATCGGACAGGCAGTTTCAACATCATCAAACGTAGAGTTTACACAAATTAGTACAAACTATGCCAACAATAGTGGTGCTGTTGCAAGGAATATACATCAATCAACTTCTACACCTTCATCAGGTGATGGTGCAGTTGGTGACTTGTGGATTTACTACGCATAAATAATTGCGTAGATTAGTGAGGATAAAAACATAAATGGCGTCAGGTAATCAAAGCGTAAAAACACCTACAGGGTGGAGTGCTACAAGAGGTGCATGGGTAAAAACTGCACAAGGTACTTGGAGTGCTGTAAAACAAATTTACATCAAAACTCCTACTGGTTGGAATGACGCTTCAGGTCAAGAGTTAACTCAACAACCTTATCCGTACATTGCAAATGGTCAGTATCCATATATTGCTAATGCACAACAACCTTATCCGTACATTGCAAATGGACAAACACCATATATTGCAGATGCACAACAACCTTATCCTTATATAGCAAATGCACAATCACCATATATTGCTGATGCACAACAACCTTATCCTTACATTGCAAATGCACAGTCACCTTATATTGCAAATGGTCAGACACCATTTACGTATCAACATAGACAACCATTTACATATGCTAGACAAGGTCAGACACCATTTACGTATCAACATAGACAACCTGTAACATATGCTAGACAAGGACAAACTCCTTTCACATATCAAAACAGACAACCGTTTACCTATCAACATAGGTCACCGTTTACCTATCAACATAGGTCACCGTTTACATACAACCATAGGTCTCCATTTACATACAGAAACCCTGTGTCTGCACAAGAACCTAATATTAGAAATGGTCAAACACCGTTCACTTATAGTGCAAGGTATCCTGCAAATGCTCGATATCCAGCAAACGGTCAAACACCGTTCACTTATAGTGCAAGGTATCCTGCAAATGCAAGACAACCAGTAGCATTTAGGTCACCGTTTACATATCGTGTACCTTATATTGCTAATGCAAGACAACCAAACAGTGCAAGGAACCCATTTACCTATCGTGTGCCTTATATTGCAAACGCAAGACAACCAAGTACAGCACAACAACCGTATACGTATAACTTCAGACAGAATGTTGTATACTTCTACGGTGGTGGTGGCGGCGGTGGCGGTTTCTTCCCACAACAATTGAAATAATGAGGATTATAAAGTAAAATGGCAACAGGTTTTTATAGGACGATAACAACAGGAAATGCGAGAAGCACGATAAACGTGCAGACTCCGTTTACCTATAATGCTAGGTATCCTGCATCAGCACAACAACCGTTTACGTTCCAAAACCCATTTACGTATTCCAATAGATATCCTGCATCAGCACAACAACCTGTAACTTATCGGTCACCGTTTACATATCGTGTGCCTTATATTGCTAATGCAAGACAACCGTTTACCTATAGAGTACCATTTACATATAGGGTTCCTTATATTGCTAATGCAAGACAACCGTTTACATACAACTATAGGTCACCATTTACCTATAGAAACCCTGTGTCTGCACAAGAACCAAATATAAGGTCTGCACAAGAACCAAATATAAGGTCAGCACAAGAACCTAACATTAGAAATGCACAAAGTCCATATATTGCATCAGCACAACAACCGTACCCATATATTGCAAATGCACAATCGCCTTATATTGCTAATGCACAACAACCGTATCCTTACATTGCAAATGGACAATACCCATATATTGCTAGTGCAAGACAACCGTTTACATATCAACATAGACAACCAGTGACATATGCAAGACAGGGTCAAACACCTTTCACCTATCAGCATAGACAACCAGTGACATATGCAAGACAGGGTCAAACACCTTTCACCTATCAAAATAGACAACCATTTACTTATGCACGTCAAGGTCAAACACCATTTACCTATCAACATAGACAACCGTTTACCTATGCAAGACAGGGTAGAACTCCAGTTGCAAGATGGGATGGTGAATTATCACAACAGTGGCCTGCAACACCTATTTCCTAGTGACTAAATACTAGTAAGTTTAACAATTCGGTTTATATTATGTTTATTGATTTAAAGGAATACGATATTGCAAAAGAAATCCTCTCAAAGGTTGAGGATTTCAGTGGTAAGTATTATCATCTAGGACAAATTGACATAGACAGAGATTACTCTGAAAAAGAATCGTATAAGATTCTGAAGTATGTCATGGAAGAAATCATTCCACCAATTAAGATTTTTAAATGGGGTGATTTTGAAAAGGAACGCAAATCATCTAAGTGGTCACTGTTCAACGGTCTCAAAAATGAAGCACCATGTTATCATAAATTCCTACCTTTAGGATACACCACCAAACCAAGAAATGAAGAGAAAGGTGTCGCAGGTATGGACACCATTACACTTGATGGTGAGTACATAGATATTGAAAACGAAGTCACATGGAATGATGGATACACTCCTACAGAAAGTGATGCAGAGTCATTACATTCAATGTATTACCATGCTGCAAAAGCACACTGGTTAACTCAAAGTATTCAAAAAGAAGGTCTTTGGGCACCAATTCAAGGTAAAGTGGTAGAACTTGTTAAAGATAGCAGATATCAATTAAGAATACATCCAGGCTCTGTTAGGTCAGGAGTATTTGAAGAAATGGGTGACCCTGATATGGAGTTATGTATCATAGATAAGTATGATGCAATCGATTCCCCTGCTGTTACTGTAGATGAACTTATAGAGTATTGGAAAACCAAACTTGATGCAAGACCTGAATTAAATAAAGACAATGGACACTATAATGTTTCCTTTACACTTATTGAAGGTGCATTAGAGTATAATACAAACTTAATGAACGTAGGTATGTTTCGTCCAGTTGTATATGAATTCAATAAAAAGGTTACAGAACTTGCAAAAGGTAAACCATTCAATATCTATATTGGATACGACAGTAGACACAGAGACCTGCCTGAGATTGCAAAAAAATCTATATTAGACACCATCGAAAAGGACACTGGTAATGGTCACTGTATTGAACAGGTAAAATTTAAACCTGAAGTTAAGTTCTTAGATGTTTCAAAGATACCTGAATACACTAGAGAGTATGCAAATCAATCAACTGAGTTTACTTACAGTAGATTTTTAATTCCATACTTAGAGAACTATGAAGGATTCAGTATGTTCATTGATGATGACTTCATCTTTCAAAAAAGTTTATTACCTATGTTCTATTATTTAAATCCTGATGATGCTGTTGCATGTATTCAGTATCCACAATACAAACATGATGGCACTAAGTTTAAAGGTGAGGTAAATATCGATTACCCCAAAAAACTGTGGTCAAGTCTAATGATATTTAACAATGGACATGAAGATTGTAAAAAATTAACACCTGAAGTGGTTAACACTTGGACAGGAAAACAACTCCATCAATTTGAATGGACGGACAAAATCAGTAAGATTCCTGAACGATATATATTTACAGAAGGGTATGATGACCCTGAAACTAAATGGGATTTCAACGGTATTCATTACACAAGGGGTGGGCCTTGGGTAGAAAGTATGGATTATTCCCACATAAATAATTTAGATATTTACAAAAGATGGGAAATTTTAGTTTGACAAATCCCACATTATAGTTTATAATATGAAAGAGGTAACTTATGAAAAGTGAATTAATATATACAGAAAATGGTGAATTGAGAATCACCAAACCTAATGGTCTCTCATACAGTTTTGAAAATGTAGATGCACCTGAGTTAGGTTTTGAATATGACATGCTGGTGTATTCAGACATCGAAGTCAAGGTTCTTAAATGGGACGATAGTTTAGGGTTTGATAGTCAAGACCACATAAAACTTAATGACGAAGAGAAAGATGCTATTGAGTTATACATAGAAAACTCTGAACCTCCTATAGGTTATTCTTTAAACAACCAATTCCTAAAACGTCTTAATGACATGTGTCATGAAAATGTTAATAATCAATGTAATGCATATGGTTTTGATAATGAAGTTGAAGTTCTTATTGCAGGTAGAGAGGGTTCAGCACATCCTGCAAGGTCACCTGCAAGACGTGTTTTAGAGTACATAGATGCCCTTTGGTGTTGTTATCAACAAGTAGAAGAAGAGATTTTAAATACTAGAGAAGACTTCTTAAAAGACTTCGAAGAGTATCTTAGTGTAATTCCACAACCTTTACAGGCACCTGATAGTCAAGCCAGGACTTAGTATGTCTGATTTTGATATTGTGTACTTGGATGAACCATTCAAGGTCACAGAACTACCACTTAAAAAAATCTATGTAATTGATGACTATCTATGTACAGAATTACATCATCATATAGATAAAATTTTAACCAATAGTTCTATATGGTCTAAGACCAATCAAGTAAGCAGTAGAAATCCCACAGGATTACCACATCATAGTTTTTGGGGTGCAAGTTTTCTTAGAGAGGATGAAAGATTAGAACAAGGTCAAGATGAATATCACTCCTATATACCTTTATGGTTTAACCGAAGAATCCAAACTGACTTTCAATTTAAGTGGATTAGATTTCAATACATGGGATTGAATAGTCAGACACAAGGATTACATGGAACCACTCACTCTGATTGTGCTGACCATGATGAATGGAATCTATCTTTTTTATATTACTATAATAGATTTTGGAACAAGGAGTGGGGTGGAAATTTAAGATTTTATGATGAACCACAGTTTGGACTTCAAGGTAGAGACGAACACATTAAAAACCATCAGATAGGTGAAGTTGAATTCAAACCTAATAGGTTATTAATGTTTGATGGTAGAATACCACATGGTGCAGATGCACCAACACCTAAAGCAAAATATGTAGACAGAAGGTCAATTGTTCTTAGAGGTGACGAGGTTCAATTAATAGATAGTGAGGAAATGTTTAGTGCCAACGATAGAGTTCACAACATACGATACTGAAACAACAAAAAACTTTAGACCTGTTTTAGCAAGAAAATACCAACCACATTGGTGGAAACGTGCTAAAGTTGGAATGGACGTTAGAAATAAGAAGACGACTACTATTCGTGCATGTCCTGCTATGGATGATTGGTTAAAGAGTGGGTGGTATTTAATTGCAAATAGAGATTTGCATGTTAAGTTTGGAAGAACTCCTGAAACTAATGATGACCATTCTAGAGGTCATGTTGTAGATAATGGTGATTATGCATCACCTTCGCACCCCTCAGAACAAATGGCAGGTGCATTTCAATACTTAGATAATGAAGGCCCGATTAAAGATGCCTTTAAAATGAGAAATCCATGGAACGTAGTTACACCTCCAGGCTATTCTTGTTTTTACTTAGACCCCTTTCTTTTTCAAAATAGATACTTTGCAACTTGGCAAGGAATTATAGATACCGATAAATTCAATAAGAATATGGACAATGCACAGATAATCTTTTATCCAAAGGTGAATCATTCATTTACTATAAAAGAAGGAACTCCTTTGTGTCAAGTGATTCCATATAAAAGAGAAGAGTGGAATGCAAGTTATATTCAATACGACCACAAATCATTCACAGAAAATAGGTCATCCGTTACATCACATCATTCACAAGAAGATGGAACAGGTGCAACAATGGATGAGTGGGTTAGAAAACCAGGCCTATCTGAATCAGATAGAGCAGAAAATTTAACTAGTGGTGGATATAGAAAAGGTGAATATTGGACACCTAAAGGCAAGTTTTATAAAGAAGAATCTCCACCACCTGAGTGTCCATTTCATGTAAGCGAAAACGATGATAGTGGAGAACATCAACTGGAGTTAGATTTAGATGGCAGTTAGATTACTATTTCCTAATTTTGTATTTGAAAGAAACTTATTAGACCCAAACTTGGATAAAAGAAGAGGAATAACTAATGAGTATCTTCAACAGTGTGTAGATGCAATAGATGGTATGAGAAGAAAAGACCCTGAAGGTAGAAGAGTATCTAATGCATATACTGGTTGGCAATCAAACGATGGGTGTGAATCAAATCCAATTTTACAACAGTTAATGAGAAAAATAGAACAACTTTTTAAAGATGAAGTATTTCCTTTTCATGGATTAGACCAAACAAAAACATCGATACATATTGGTAACTCTTGGGCTAACGTAAACGATTTCTCTGCATGGAATAAACCACATATGCATAATGGATGTTGGTATAGTGGTGTGTTTTATATAAAGGGAGACGGTGATGAAGGTTGCATAGATATGGTCGATAAAGATGTTAAGGTTGTGTCTGATTTTCCACATTCACCTCGGGCGCCAGGTTCTATGAGTTATGCACCCACATCAGGTATGTTAATTTTATTTCCTAGTGGATTGATGCATATGGTAGAACCCAACATGACAGATAAAGACCGATACAGCATTTCATTCAATATGGTAGTTAAATACCATGGTGATGGAGGTCAATTTGGTGAACCACAAAACTACCATCCTGATGAATTTCTTTTTGAAATAGACGAAAACGGTGACCCTATAATGGGTTGATTTTCATAAATACTCGTATGGAAATCACAGTAGACCCAACCTTTCTTTGGAACTTCTTTATAACAGTGGTGTTAGTGCCATTGGGATTCTTAGTACGTTCAGTTTTATCTGAACAAAAAAGAATTGATATTCTTCTCAATAAAACACGTGAAGAGATAGCAAAAGATTATGTTACAAGAGAACAAATCGAAGCAGATTTCCAACGTTTAATGAATACAATTGAACGTATCGATGAAAAGATAGACAGATTACAGTCTAGAACTTACTTCCAAGATTAAAATTCACATAAATAGTAGTAGAACATTTATTAATGGAACACTACTATGGCAGAACCAAATTCAAAAGCATCATTAAAAGAGTATATCAAACGTAAGTTAGGGGCGCCTGTTCTCGAAATTAACGTGGATGATGACCAATTTGATGACAGAATCGATGAAGCACTTCAGTACTTCAGAGAGTATCACTATGATGGTTCAATCAAAACATATCTAAAACACAGAATAACTGATGCTAAAAAGACTGCAATGAAAACAAATGAGTCTTTTACAGAGAGTGCAGCTGGTACACATGCATATGACGATGAGGTTGTATATCAACAACAGAATTACATCGTGTTACCTGAACATGTCCTTGCAGTTATAAACATATTCCCATTTAATGATAAACATAACATGAATATGTTTGACCTTAGATATCAATTAAGATTGAATGATTTATGGGATTTAACATCAACAAACATCTTATACTACGAACAAGTACAACAACACATCAACTTACTAGACAACATTTTAGTGGGTAGAACTCCTATCAGATACAACACACACATGAATAGATTGTATCTAGATATGGATGTGGATTCAATCTATGACAATGAGTATATTCTCATTGAGTGTTATAGAAAATTAGACCCAACAGATTTCACAGATATTTACAACGACATGTGGTTGAAAAAGTATGCAACCTCATTAGTGAAGTATCAATGGGGAGAAAACTTATCTAAGTTCTCAGGTATTCAATTGCCAGGCGGTGTAACACTTGATGGTTCTGCAATGAAACAAGAAGCACAGGAAGAGATACGTAGATTAGAAGAAGAGTCTCGATTGAACTTTGAAATGCCTGTGATGGATATGATAGGTTAATTATGCCAACAAATGTATATTTCAATCATGCAGTATCGACTGAACAACATCTATACGAAGATTTAGTTGTTGAGTCTTTACGATTCTATGGGCATGAATGTTTCTATTTACCTAGAGAGATAGTCGAAGAAGACAGTATCTTAGGTGAAGACATTCAGTCTACATTTGGTGATGCATACAGTGTTGAAATGTACATTGAAAACACAGAAGGTTTTGAAGGAGAGGGAGACCTCTTCAGTAAGTTTGGTGTTCAAGTAAGAGACCAAGCAACATTTGTTTTATCACTGAGAAGTTGGGAAAGATTTATTTCGTTAGACAGCAACCTTGCAACAAGTCTAAGACCAAATGAGGGTGATCTCATATATTTCCCACTTTCAGGTTCTTTATTTGAAATCAAATTTGTTGAACACGAAAACCCATTCTATCAAGTTGGTAAACTCTTTGTATTCAAGATGCAGTGTGAACTGTTTGAATACAGTGGTGAAGACTTTGATACAGATATCACTAACATTGACTTGGTTGAAGACCAACAAGCATATACTATTGAATTAACAATGGCAGATGGTGGAAGTGGTCAATACTATGTTAATGAAAATGTGTCATTAAACGAAACCGTAGTTGGTGAAGTGGTTTCATGGGATGGTGGTGCAAATAGAAAACTTACCATTAAAGATAACACTACTACACTTCAAGTCGGTGATACACTGGTTGGTGCAAACGGTGCCTCTTATGACATTGCATCAATCACAGATATACTTACATTTGCAAACGATGGTAATGCACAGAACAAAGAGTTTGAAGATTCTGAAACATCATACCTAGACTTCAGTGAAACTAATCCATTTGGAGAACCCTAATGTTTGGTACATATTTTTATAATGAGACAATCAAAAGGTCAATATCAATCTTTGGTACACTCTTCAATAATCTGACTGTAAAGAAGACTAAGTCAGACGGTACAGTATTGTCATCACAAAAGGTTCCGATTTCATATGGCCCAAAACAAAAGTTTCTACAGAGACTTGCAGAAGAACCTAATCTAACAGATGGAAACAGAACTGCAATCTCTCTACCACGTATGACATTCCAGTTAAGTGGTTTTGAATACGATGCAACAAGACAACAGAATAAAATTATTCGTCATTCTAAGACAGTATTAGAAGACGGTAATCTAACAAGAGGTTATCAGTATCAACCTGCACCTTACAATCTAAACTTTACATTGAGTGTTCTTGCAAAGAACGCTGCTGATGGTTTACAGATTGTAGAACAGATAATACCATATTTCCAACCTGAATACACAGTCACAATGAAGATGATTGATGATATGTCAGATGTAAGAGATGTTCCTATTACACTTACTAGTGTCACAATGGATGACCAGTTTGAAGGAACATTCGAAGAACGTAGAGTGCTCGAATATACACTAGAGTTTTCTATGAAGATATACTTCTTCGGGCCTGTGTCTACTGGAAATGTTATCAAGAATGTTATTGAAAGAGACTATATCAGTGACAGTACAGGACAGTTTACCTCAACACAAATCGATGGTGCAGGTCTTATCAAAGAAGTTAAACACTATGAACCTGCATTCGGTGAGACTGCAAACGCAGTATCTAACTCAACATCAGTGACATTTGCCACTGCAATAAATAGTAAGATAAGTGTGGGAGATGAAGTATTTGGAACAAATTTATCAACAAATCCAACTATCTCATCTATTGCATCAGATAGATTAGCAATCGTATTAAGTAATGCAATTACTATCGATGCAAACACTACACTCAAGTTTGTTGGTTCAGTAGACCCATCAGATTCATTTGTAATTGCAGAGACAGTTACATTCTATGATGACGGCACTACATCAACATTTGAAGAAGATAAAACAAGTGATGCAAGTTAATTATGACAGACAAAGTAGACCAACAGTTAAATGACCTGTTAGATATTAGTACAGATATAAAGAAGGAGACTGATATAGTAAAACTTCCTTCTCGTTCTGATAATATCGAAACAGATTACAAATATGCCCGTGAGAACCTCTACAACCTCGTAGAACGAGGACAAGATGCAATCGATGGTATCCTTGAACTTTCCAAAGAAACCGAACACCCACGTGCCTACGAAGTCGCAGGACAGTTAATTAAAACTGTGGGGGAGACTGCAGAAAAACTAATTGACTTACAAAACAAACTTAAAAAATTAGAAGGTGAAGATGCACCTAAGACTCAACACAATCATTTATATGTGGGGTCAACTTCGGAATTACAGAAGTTTTTGAAAAAAAATAAAGACTAAATTATGGACAAATTTGGTTACACACACTTAATGTGTGCATATGACTATTATAGGACTAATGCATATGAGAGTTGGATTCGTGACAATGTGAAAGATAAAGTCGTCTGTGACTTAGGTGCAGGGACTGGAATCTTAATGTGGCTTGCATACATAAATGGTGCAAAAAAGGTCATTGGTATAGAAAGAGAAGTGGAGACTTTGAAACTACTACATTATCGTTTCGATAACATACCTGAGATGGAGATTATTGAAGGAGACATCCATGAGATGGATTATCCTGAGAGTGACATCTACCTACAGGAAAATATAGGAGCACAGTTTATACAAGAGCGTGTTGATTTGCTCTTTGAAAACTGCAGAAGACAAGGTATTATAGATAAAGTATACCCAAACAGGTATAAAATTTTAGAGGGTATATGCGAAGAAGAAACCTTTATTCGAATAGAATCTGATAAAAATTTTATGGAAGGGGGTAAAGATTTTTTTAGAAAGCACAATTTAACACCAAAACAGACATTGGTAGACAGTAAGACTAAAGTGTTAAATACTAAACATGAAGGACACATATCAGAATTTAAGGTGGAGATGTTAAAAGGAGATGCTAATCATATGTTATGGGAAATGAGTTTTGATGGTGATTTTGTAATATCTAACTATCTAACTCCATCTCATTGGAAAGCAAGTTGGGGGTTTTTAGATGGTACAACCTAAAAACGAAGGTTACTTAGGTAACACACTCATTAAACGTGCTGGTATAGACCACCAGTACGATGAAAAAGAGTTAAAAGAATACATAAAGTGTTCCAAAGACCCCTGTTACTTTATCGAATCTTACACTCAAATTATCTCACTTGACGAAGGCTTAGTTCCATTTAAACTACGTGGTTATCAGTCAGGACTAATAGAACACTACAATGCAAATAGATTTAATGTAGTACTTGCATCACGTCAGAGTGGTAAGTCCATCACATCCTGTGCATATTTACTGTGGTTTTTACTCTTTCATCCTGAAGTAAACGTTGCTATCCTTGCAAACAAAGGTGCAATTGCAAGAGAGATGATTGCACGTCTCGTAACTATGTTAGAGTCTGTACCATTCTTTTTACAGCCTGGAGTTAAGATTCTTAACAAAGGTTCAATTGAATTTGCAAACGATTCTAAAGTCGTTGCAGCTGCAACATCTTCATCATCCATTCGTGGTATGTCAATCAACCTACTATACCTCGATGAGTTTGCATTCGTTGAAGGTGCAGAAGAGTTCTACACATCAACATATCCTGTGGTAACCTCAGGTAAAGATTCTAAGGTTATTATTACCTCAACTGCAAACGGTGTGGGTAATATGTTTCATAAGATATACGAAAGTGCAGTACATAGTCAATCAGAGTACAAACACTTCACTATTAACTGGTATGATGTCCCTGATAGAGATGAAGAATGGAAGAAAATGACCATTGCAAACACCTCAGAGGCACAGTTTGAACAGGAATATGGTAATAGTTTCTTAGGTACTGGTTCTACACTTATCAACTCAGATACCCTACTAGGAATGCGTGCTGTGGACTGTGAGTGGGGTCGTGACGGTGTTTCTGTCTATGAACTACCCCAACCTGACCACAACTATGTATGCACCGTAGACGTGTCCTCAGGACGTGGATTAGACTATTCATCGTTCACTGTTATAGACGTATCAGTCAAACCATTTAGACAAGTGCTATGTTATAGGGACAATATGATATCAAGTATGTTGTTACCTGACATAATTAATAAATACGTTAGACCTTACAACGAAGCATTAGTTATTATTGAAAATAATGCAGAAGGTTCCATGGTTGCAACACAATTACACTATGATATAGAGTATCCAAATGTGTTTGCACAAGGGTTACAAAAGGCGTCTGATATAGGTGTAACTATGAACAGACGTATTAAAAGAGTTGGTTGTTCTACTCTCAAAGAATTATTAGAAGAGAATAGACTATCAATAGTTGACCGTGCAACTATAACTGAATTGATGACGTTTGTTATCAAAGGAAACAGTTATGAAGCAGACCGTGGATATAATGATGACACTGTTATGAATCTAGTGTTGTTTAGTTGGTTTGTGACAACAGAACAGTTCACATACCTTACAGACCGTGCAGTAAAGGATTTATTGTATGCAGAACAACAAAAAATGATTGAAGACGACCTTTTACCTCCAGGCTTCTTCCACCAAGAAGAAGAAAGTACAAGTTTTGTAGACCCTAATGGAGATAGATGGTTCATTGAACAATAAATAACGATGTTAAAAGTATTAAACTTATAAATAAAACTGTAAGAAAACTTTTTACATTAACAGGAGAAAAAGTATGGCATTTCAAGTATCACCAGGCGTACAGGTCTCAGAGATAGACCTTACAAATGTTGTGCCAGCAGTTTCATCTACTACAGGTGCATTCGCTGGTTCATTTCAATGGGGCCCTGTTGATGAAGTAGTAACAGTTTCAGATGCGAAAAGTTTAGTCGATACATTCTACGAACCTGAAAATAGTGACGCTGGAGCTGAAGACTTTTATTCAGCAGAGTCGTTCCTAAGATATGGTTCGTCACTTCGAGTAGTGAGAGTAAACAAATCAGGTTTACTAAACGCTAACCAAAGTGGTGGGACTCAACTAATCAAAAATGAATCTAATTACCAAGATATTGCAAGAGATGGTTCTCTAAACGGTACAATCGGTAAATGGGCAGCAAGATATGCTGGTGCTTTAGGTAATTCACTTAAAGTTTCAGTATGTGCTAGTTCAGACGCTTACTTTAATGATAGCGAGACAACTGTTTCCTCAGAAGAGGTTTCAGGTCAAACTACAATTTCAATGACTTCATCCGATGGGTTTGCAGTCAGAGATATCATTAAGTTCGCAAACCATAGTACTAGTTATAGAGTAACTTCAGTTGATACAGATGCAGACACAGTTGTTGTCGAAGCATTAAATCAACCTGCAGGAACAGGTCTAACAGAGACAGTACCTGCATTAACATCTGTTGACAGATATTGGGAGTTCTACAGATTATTCAACAAAGCTCCAGGCAAATCTGCATCTGCCCTCGCAGCAGGTGGTTCAGATGACGAGATTCATGTAGTCGTAGTTGACGAAGACGGAAGTATTTCAGGAACTGCAAACACAGTCTTAGAAACATTTGGTTTCGTATCACTCGCATCGGATTCAAAAGATTCAAACGGTAACTCAAATTACTATAGAGATGTAATCGAAAGATTGTCTCAATGGGTATGGTGGTCAGGTCATTCAACTGCAATGGTCACAACCGCTAACGAACATAGAACACACTTAGTTTCAGCAACAACTGCATTCTTAAGACCTTCAACACCTGAAAACTCATCATTGAGTGCTGGTTCAGATGGTAGTGCAATGACTGCTGGAGAAAAATATGGTGCATGGCAAGACCACTTTGAGGATGCAGAGTCAGTAGACATCTCATTCTTGATTATGGGTTCAGTTGCAGGTGACACACTTGCAGATTGGACATCAATTGTCAACCAAGGTATCTTAGTATGTGAAAACAGAAAAGATTGTATGTTAGTTGCATCACCTTTAAGAAAGGACTGCATCGGAACTGCAAATGGTGAAACTAATCACTTTGCACCAACTTCAGAGTCTAATAGAAATACTAACGTTGTAGAAACAGTAAATACTGCAAGTTCATCATCTTATGTTGTGTTTGACTCAACATGGGTGTATCAGTACGATAGATTCAACGATAGATACGTATGGATTCCTGCAAACCCCCATACTGCAGGTATTATGTCAAGATCAGACCTTCTTAGAGACCCATGGTTCTCACCTGCAGGTTTCTCAAGAGGACAGTATCTAGGAATTACAAAACTTGCTCACAATCCAAAACAAGCATCAAGAGATGACCTATACCGTGCAAGGGTTAACCCTGTGGTTACATTCCCTGGCCAAGGTACAGTGTTATTTGGTGACAAAACTGGATTAACAACAACAAGTGCATTTGACAGAATTAACGTCAGAAGATTATTCATTGTACTTGAGAAAGCAATTGCAACTGCTGCTAAAGCACAACTCTTTGAATTCAACGATGCATTCACAAGAGCACAATTTAGAAGTGCAGTAGAACCTTTCTTAAGAGACGTGAAGAATAGAAGAGGACTAGTAGATTACTCAGTAGTTTGTGACGAAACAAACAACACTGATTCAGTGATTGATAGAAACGAATTTGTTTGTTCAATCTTTGTGAAACCTGCTAAGTCTATTAACTTTGTAACTTTAAACTTTGTTGCCACAAGAAGTGGTGTACAGTTTGAAGAAGTATACAGTGCAGTTTAAGGGAGAAATAAATGGCAACTATAGACCAATTTAAAGCACAATTAATCGGAGGTGGCCCACGTGCTAACCGATTTAGAGTGTTCTTACCTCGTGCAGGTAATAAGATAGAATTCCTGTGTAAAGCTGCACAAATACCACCTGCAACAATCGGAGTAGTACCTGTAAACTTTAGAGGTCACATTCTGAAACTTGCTGGAGATAGAACCTTCGAACCATGGAGTGTTACTATCATCAATGACGTTGAGTTCTCTGCAAGAACTGCTCTTGAAGCATGGCAAACAGAAATTCAAGCATTAGATAGTGGTGAAGGTGCAACAGACACTGATTACTTATTATCACGTGCATACGTAGAACAATTAAACAAAGACGATTCAGTCCTAGCGAGATATGAGTTCTTCAACATGTTCCCAACTTCAATTGGTGCAATCGAACTTTCTTACGAGACAGTAGATGCATTAGAAGAGTTTACAGTTGATTTTGAATTCTCTCACTGGGAAAGAGTAGTCTAAAAAGTGAATAACATCTCTTTTGGGGTGTTATAAATATCAGTATGGAATTATTTGGGTTTGAAATATCTCGTAAGAAAGACGAGTTAAGAACAACGGAGGTCAAAGGGCCTTCGTTTGTTCCACCTGTAGACGATGACGGAACACCTGTCATACAGACACAACCAGGCGGTTTTATCACTGGTGGTGCCTATGGGTCTTTTGTAGATTTTGATGGCAACATTAGGAATGAGGCAGAACTCATTCGTAGGTACAGAGAAGTCTCATTAGTACCTGAGTGTGACTCTGCCATCGAAGACATTATTAATGAGTGTATCACATCTGATTCAGCCGATAGGATTGTTTCACTCGATCTCAGAGATGTTAAACTCTCTGATGGTATCAAGAGAAAGATACAAGACGAGTTTGCTTACATCCTATCCTTAATGAAGTTCAATCAGAACTCTCATGAAATTTTCAGAAAGTGGTACGTTGACGGAAGAATCTATCTGCATAAGGTAGTGAATTCGTCACGTGAGAAAGCTGGTATTGTAGATTTACGAATCATTGACCCTTTAAAAATTAAAAAGGTTCGTAACGTAGAGAAAGAAAAAGACAAAAAGGGTATAGAAAAGATTACGAAGATTGAAGAGTACTTCATCTTCAACGACAAAGGTTTTGACAAAACAGGGAGTGCAGGTGAAGGTGCAACCCTGAAAATTGCACCTGAGGCAGTAACATATACGACTTCAGGTCTGTTAGATTACACTAAGAATGTTGTAATCGGATACCTTCACAAAGCATTGAAGACTGCAAACCAGTTATCAATGATGGAAGATGCACTTGTTATCTATAGGATTTCAAGGGCACCTGAAAGAAGAATTTTCTACATTGATGTAGGTAACCTTCCAAAGGCAAAGGCAGAACAATATCTTGCTGATGTTATGAACAAGTACAGAAACAAACTTGTTTATAATGCACAAACAGGTGAGATAAAAGATGACCGTAAACATATGTCTATGATGGAAGACTTTTGGTTACCACGTAGAGAAGGTGGAAGAGGTACAGAAATTAGTACACTTCCAGGCGGACAGAATCTTTCAGAGATTGAAGATATAGAATACTTCAAGAAGAAACTATATCAGTCTCTGAATGTTCCTAGAAGTCGAATGGAGGCAGACAATGGTTTTAACATGGGTCGTGCTTCTGAGATATCTAGGGACGAATTGAAGTTTAATAAGTTTACGAATAGACTTCAAAAGAAATTTGCAAGAGTGTTTATTGATGTATTAAAAACACAACTTGTACTTAAAGAGATAGTCTCTGCAGAAGAATTTGATACAATCAAAGACTTCATGCAGTTTGATTATGCAACTGACAACCACTTTACAGAGTTGAAAGATGCAGAAATCATGAGAGAAAGACTAGATACTTTAAGTCAAGCACAAGAATACATTGGTAAATACTTTAGTCATGAGTATGTACGTAAATACATACTTAGACAAACAGAAGATGAAATGATCGTCCTCAATAAACAGATTGAAACTGAAAAAGAGGAAGGTGGTGATGACGAAGATGACTTCGGAGGATTTTAATAAATGAACGATGTAAGTAGAAAAGTTGTAGACCAAATCGAACAAGGTCAATGGAACGATGCAAAGGAAACTGCTTTTGATGGTATCAAACAGAAAGCTGCAGAAGTTGTTGACATGAAAAGAGTTGAAATGCAACTAGATTGGATAAACAATCCAACACAAATAGGTGACGATTCCGAATGAAAACGTTTGCATCAATGTCAAAAGAGTTGAACGAATCAAAGTTCAAAGCACCTCGTGACCAAAAAGAGGTTAAGAGAGACATTGAGAAAGTCGGTGGAAAGAAGATTGAAATAGTCTTCACACAAGACAAGAAAGGGAAGATTCATGTCTACCTAAACGGTGATGATTTCACTGGAGGTAACCCTTATAAAGACATGAAACAGGCAGAAAAAGAAACAAAGGACATGAAGAAAATTATGTTACAAATGTCCTATGATGGAATCAATACTGGAGATATATTAGATGAAATTAATATCAGAATTTAACGATTACGCTGTATCACCTATTATCGTTGAAGAAAACGAAGATGGTAAAAAGGATTACTTCATCGAAGGTATCTTCATGCAGTCTGAAATAAAGAACAGAAATGGACGTGTTTACCCTAAAGATGTAATGGAAAAAGAGGTAAAACGTTACGTAAAAGAATTCGTTGAGAAAGGTAGAGCATTTGGTGAGTTGGGACATCCTGACGGGCCAACTATCAATCTTGACAAAGTGTCACACTTAATTACCAAGTTAGAAGCTGACGGTAATAATTATGTGGGGCGTGCAAAAATTTTAAGTACACCAAACGGTCAAATCGTAAGAAATTTAATCGATGATGGTGCAAAATTGGGTGTTTCTTCTAGAGGTCTAGGTTCACTAGAACAAAAGGGTGGCGCTCAATACGTGAAAAGTGACTTCCAACTTGCAACTGCAGGTGATATTGTTGCTGACCCATCCGCTCCTGAGGCATTTGTCGAAGGTATTATGGAAGGTGTTGAATGGATATATGAAAATGGTATCCTGAAAGCACGTGAAGTAGAAGAGATGAGAGAAACAATTAAGTCTGCAAAACTCAATAAATTGCAGGAAGTTAAATTAAATGCATGGAAAAGGTTTGTTGAAAACCTTTAACATATAAATAAATAATATAAAACTCAAACAGGAGAAAAGAATGGCAGAGTTAGATAAAAACCTAGAAACAGTTGAAGAAACTGTGGAGGCTATTGAGGAAGGTCAACAACCTGATTCAAAAGCAGAAAAGGGTGACAAAGCGCCTGTAAAACAAGGTTCATCTGATGCCGCTAAAATAGAAAGTGGTAAAGGTGAAGTCGTCAAACCTGAAGAAAATCCTGTTGACAAAGCAGTTGCATCCGTCAAGTCTGCTGAGAAAGGTACTAAAGAAGTTAGTAATGATTCTCAACAGAAAGGTGAGGGTAAACCTGATGCACAACCTAAATTGAAAAAAGTTTCAGAGGGCGAAGATTCTGAAAAGGATTCACCATCTAAGATGGAAACAATTAAGGCAATGGTCAACGCAATGAAGGGTATGGATAAAGAAAAACTTCAGGCAATGTTCTCTAAAGTCAAGGATGACGAAGAGGAAGTTGACGAATCCTTAACAAAGGCAGAAATCGCTCGAAACATCGTTGAACTTATGAAAAAGAAAGAAGACGATGATGTTAAAAAAGTTATGTCTGAAATGGAAGATGAAGACGAAGTCGAAGACGAAGATGATGAGGAAGAAAAAGTAGATGAGCAATTGTCTGCTGACCTCGAATCAGAGTTAGTAGAGATGGAAATAGATGACGACCTATCTGCAATCTCAGAAGCTCTTGACTTATCAGAAGAAAACACTGAAAAAGCAAGAACTATCTTTAAAGCTGCAGTGTCTTCTAAAGTCTCAGAAATCAAGACAGAACTTGAAGAACAATACAACGAACAACTAAAAACCTCGACAGAAGAAGTCAAGAACGACCTTGCAGAAGCAGTGGACAAGTACATGACTTATTGTGCAGAAGAGTGGACGAAAGAAAACGAACTTGCAATCGAAAGAGGTTTGAGGTCAGAAATGACAGAAAACTTTATTGAAGGTCTAAAAACATTATTCGTAGAACACTACGTTGATGTTCCTGAAGACAAGTACGATGTCATTGACGAACTCGCAAATCGTCTCGATGAGATGGAAGCAAAACTTGACAGTGAAGTCCAAAAAAATATGGAAATAGCTGAAGAGAATGATTCACTCAAGAGAAGTAACGTGATCAGAGAAGCCTGCAAAGACTTAACTGAATCACAAAAAGAGAAGATGGTTTCATTATCAAATGGTGTAGACTTCACAGATATCGAAGACTTTAGTGATAAAGTTAACGAACTCAAAGAAGCATACTTTCCAGTTGAAGGTGAAACAATTGCAGAAGAAACAAGGGTAGAGGAAGGAACAGGAACTTTAGAAGAAGAAGCATCTTCAGATAAAGTCACTAACCCAACAATGTCTAAGTATGCTACTGCAATATCTAAATTAAAACCATTAGGTTAATTTAAAGGGGAAACTTAAAAAATGTTTTTATCAGAAAACTTACAAGAAAAGTGGCAGCCGATTCTAGAACACTCTGATCTTCCTGAGATCAAAGACAACTACAAGAAAGCAGTCACAGCAGTAATCCTTGAAAACCAAGAGAAAGCTCTAAACGAAGATAGAGCATCTCTTCAAGAAGCTGCACCTTTAAATGCTACTGGTAGTTCTGCAATTTCTAACTGGGATCCAATCTTGATCTCATTAGTACGTAGAGCTATGCCAAATCTCGTTGCTTACGACATTTGTGGTGTTCAACCAATGACAGGCCCAACAGGTCTTATCTTTGCCATGAAGGCAAGATATAATGACTATCCTTCTGCTGGAAGAGAAAGTCAATCTGAAGCTATGGGTATCAACGAAGTTAGAACTGGGAACTCCGCTACAAACGGCCCAAATAGTTCAGCTGGTGTTGATGCTGATCCATCAAACGACCCATTCGCAGGTGGATATGATACAGATACAGTCGGTGGTATGAGTACTGCAACTGCAGAAGCATTAGGTGATTCATCATCTAACGCATTCAACGAGATGTCATTCACAATTGAAAAAGCAACTGTGACTGCCAAATCCAGAGCATTAAAAGCAGAGTACACACTCGAACTTGCACAAGACCTTAAAGCAATCCACGGTCTAGATGCAGAATCAGAACTTGCAAACATTCTTTCATCAGAAATCCTTGCAGAAATCAACAGAGAAGTTGTTAGAGAAGTAAACCTTCAAGCTAAAACAGGTGCCTCAGGTACTGCTTCAGCTGGTACTTTCAACTTAGACGTTGATGCAAACGGTAGATGGTCAGTAGAGAAGTTTAAAGGATTGTTATTCCAAATCGAAAGAGAATCAAACGTAATCGCTAAAGAATCAAGAAGAGGTAAAGGTAACTTTATCCTTTGTTCTTCAGACGTAGCGTCTGCTCTTTCAATGGCTGGTGTATTAGATTACGCACCTGCATTATCAACTAACTTAAACGTTGACGACACAGGCAATACTTTTGCTGGTGTATTAAACGGTAGAGTTAAAGTATACATCGACCCATATGCTGGTGTTGATTACTTAACAGTTGGTTACAGAGGGTCTAACCCTTATGATGCTGGTATGTTCTATTGCCCATACGTTCCATTACAAATGGTACGTGCCGTTGGTGAGAATACATTCCAACCAAAAATTGGTTTCAAAACAAGATACGGTATGGTGTCTAATCCATTCGTGGGTTCAACTCCAACAAGCGGTCTTGCTACCAATGGGACAAACTTCTACTACAGAAAGATGGCAGTGTCCAACATTCTGTAAGACGAAAGTCTCGTTCCTTAATCGGAACACTAAAAAGGTCTCTCACGAGACCTTTTTTTTGACCTAAATAAAAGTGTATCCAAGTGGATACAATTACACATACACACACAGGAGAAAAATATGAGTAATACTAAATCAGGGTACGAAATCCGTGCCGACCTATTATCTCTCGCAGAGGGAATCATCATCAACAACATCGAAAATGAAAGACAGACCATTCATTCGTGGAATGATAATCATGCTGAATCTAAAAAGGAATTGCCTTTAAGGACTTATTCAGTGCAAGATGTTATTGACAATGCAAAACAATTAAACGATTTTGTAAACGAGAAATAACATAAATAGTATTATGGGGTAGATTTACTACCCCATTTTCAGAGGAATAATTATGTCAGAATATGCAAAAAATGTGAAAGTGTTAGAAGGCCCATGGGAGAGAGAAGCATTCCCTGATGGTGTCGAAACAACCAATGTATTGAGTAGAACTATTACTACAACATACATTCAAGATGGGTATCTTTGTGAAAAGATTGTTACTAGAGAATATCGTGGTGACGACTATCAAGATACAACATCGACAAAAAGGATTATAAAACTTGGCAACAATCAATAAGTCTATACTCAACAAGAACAATTTTAGATTGTTAGTAGACAAAGTACCCACAGTGGAGTACTATGTAAAGTCTGTTAACATTCCAGGCATGTCATTCTCAGAAACTACATCTGCTGCAGGTGTGGGTTTGGATGCATATTTTCCTGGCGACAAAGTGTCATTCGATACACTTGATGTCACGTTCTTGGTAGACGAAGACTTAGAAAACTTTAAAGAAATCTACGATTGGATGGATGCAATTGTTCCTATTGCAAATCCTGAAGCATACTCTGCATACGTAGATTCCATCAAAACTGGTTCAGGTACTTACAGTTCAGTAGAAAATGACCTAAACCAATACAGTGACATTACACTAGTAATGAACACTAACAAAAACGTTCCCAATAGATTCTTCAGATTCCATGACTGTTTCCCTATCTCATTAGGTGCATTAGAATTGGAATCAGGTGCAGAAGCAGAAGCAGTATCGACCACAGTGTCATTCAGATTCACATATTACGAGATAGAATCCACTTCCTAAAACACCATAAATATGGTATAATAGTAGAAAATACTACTATTGGATTTTTATATTATGAATTTAGATGAAATTAAAGAGATGTGGAAAGTCGATTGTGAAATCGATGATATTGAATTAGATAAGTCCTCACTAGAAGTCCCAAGACTTCATGCAAAATACTCAGACTTACTATCCAGTAAGCTCATACTCTTAAAACAATATCAGATGAAATACGATACACTACTTAAAGATAAGTGGTTATGGTATAACGGAAAGATGGATGAGAATCGTATCAAAGAACTGGGATGGAATCCTGACCCATTTGATGGACTCAAAGTCATGAAGAATGACATGAACATTTTTTACAATTCTGATGAAGATTTACAAAAACTAAACGTCAAACTTGAATACCTTAAAATTACCATTGAGTTTCTAAAAGAGTGTATGCAAAACATCACATGGAGACATCAAACTATTAAGAATACAATTGATTGGCGTAAATTTATGAGTGGTGCATAATGATATTAAATAACTACTGTACATTTATAACAGAATTCTTCACAGATGAAGAAGTTGCTCTAATTCACAAATCTGCAGATAAGATACCTGTAGATTACGGTAGAGTTGGTTTTGCAGAAAGTGACCCTGATGGTCTTGAAGAAGATTTCAATGTTAAAAATGAAATACGTCAATCTGAAATCAAATGGTTTGGTAAAAATGGACATGAAATGCCTGAATCTATAGTAAACAAAATTCATGAAGGTGTTGGAGTGATGGTACAAGATGCAGGGTGGAGTAATTGGGAATATGATTACTTAGAACCCCTTCAATACACAATCTATAAACACAGACCTGATGCACCTACAGGAGACTTTTACACATGGCACACAGATGCAGGGCCTGAAGTGTATAGAGAAGGTGGAATGAGAAAGTTGAGTTTTAGTATTCAGTTATCTCATCCTGATGATTATGAGGGTGGTCATTTTGAATATATTGATTCAAAACGTGCTTTTGATACATTGAAATTAAATCAACAAACAATTGATGTTGATAACATCATTCAACCTTTGCCATTCTCTGCAAAGGAAAAGGGTAGCATGATTGTATTCCCCTCATTCGTACATCACCAAGTCAAACCTGTTACAAGTGGTACACGAATCTCATTAGTAGGATGGTTAGTAGGTAAACCATACGTTTAATATGGAAAGAGTAACGGTTCGTAAAGTCGATGATGTCTTTATGCAAGTTAATTGTGATGACTCTCTTGCACGTGACCTTTACGACTTCTTTTCTTTTACAGTGCCAGGCGCAAAGTTTATGCCGTCCTATAAAAATAAATTTTGGGATGGTAAGGTACGACTCTTCTCTCTAAAAACTAAAAAGATTTATATCGGACTACTACCATACGTTGATGAGTTCTGCAGAGAACGTGGATTTGAGTTTGGTGGTATTGAAGATGTCATAGGTGAAAAGACACTCCTTACAGATGAGGATGTTGATTTCTTTATTAACGGTGATGACCTAATTCCAGGCTTGGGTCTTCCATTTGAACCACGTGATTATCAAATAGATGCATTTAAAACTGCAGTGCAATATGGTAGACAACTTCTACTATCACCAACTGCAAGTGGTAAATCACTTATTATATACATGTTGTGTAGGTGGTTTGAGGGAGAAATGTCTTTACCTAACTGTAAGACCGTTATAATCGTTCCTACGACATCTCTAGTGGAACAGATGAGTAAAGACTTTGAGGAGTATGGATACAAAGAAAAAATTTGTAAGATATACCATGGACAAGAAGTGTTTGATGCACCTATTACCATTACCACATGGCAGAGTTTCGCTAAAGCACCTAAAGAAACATTACAGTCATTCGATGTAGTCATCGGAGACGAAGCACACTTATTCAAAGCACAAACACTTAAGAGTATACTAGAGAAGATGTCTTCCACTGGTTTCCGTATAGGTACTACAGGTACACTTGATGGAACTGAAGTTCATAGACTACAACTTGAAGGATTATTTGGGCCTGTCAAAAAAGTTATATCAACTGCAAAACTAATTGAAGACGGAACGATTGCAAATCTTTCTATCGATTGTGTCATACTTCGTCATACTAAACAGAAAAAAATGTCGTATCAAGATGAGATGGATTACTTAGTATCTCATGAAAAACGTAATGAATTCATCTGTAATCTAGTGTACAGTTTAAAAGGCAATACACTTGTACTTTTTCAATATGTCGAAAAACATGGAGTTCTTCTACACGATAAAATGTCATGTCGATTGGGTGAACAATTACACTATGTCTATGGTGGAACCGATACCAAGGATAGGGAGAACGTAAGGGAAATCGTTGAGAAAGCAAATGACAACGTCATACTGGCGTCATACGGTACCTTTTCAACTGGTGTTAACATTAAGAAGATTGATAATGTAGTCTTTGCATCTCCTTCCAAATCACGAATAAGAAACCTACAGTCTATTGGTAGGGGTTTACGTAAGACTGAAGGGAAGGATAAAATGAGATTATTTGATATTGCCGATGATCTACAATGTGAGAACTTTACGTTGAGTCACCTCAAAGAAAGAATAAATATATACAATGAGGAACAATTTCCATATGAGATTCAACAGTTCGAACTGAAAGATGACTAGCCCAAGAGATTTAAGTCTAATCCCAACAAAGTATGAAATACTTCGTCTTGATACAGGTCAAGAAGTGATAGGTATGACTCGACAAAATGGTAACATTGTTGAAGTAACTCTACCTATGATTTGTCATTTATCAGTAACAATGAGAGGTAAAACTCTTGCAACATTCTATCCATACTCACCTCTAACCTCAGATACAGTTGTAAAAATTCCTGAAGAAATGATTCTTCATAGAAACAAAGTTAATCCTCAAGTTGTGCCGTTGTATGACAATGCATCCACCAGTTGGTTAACTATGTTAGAAAACAAAAGTATACCACTTGCAAATAAGTTATCAAAAGATGATAACGTAGATGTACGAAACAATGTAGACGAACTTTTAAGACAACTCTATGAAGATAAACATATGGCAACAGAAGAGGAGTTTTTAGAAATGATGGAACAGGAATTTCTCAATAGTGAAAAAGACTCTGAAGACCCATATAAGAAATTTAAAAGATTGACTCCACCAAAAGACAAGAAAAAAATTCACTAAACTATTTTGTTAGAACTGAAAGTTTTATAAATATCCACGTGTATAACTTGGTGTTATACCATATTATTAATGGAGTTTATAAAAGAAAGTGACCGAGTTAGTCAAAAAATTAAAAAAAGTAGATGGTCAAACAATTGTGGAGGGAATGGAAATAGGTATTCTCGTATCTGTATTTTTTATCTGTACAATGGCAATTGCACCTATCGTATAACATGGAAGAAATAGCAATATCAGTTTTATCGATAATCGTTAGTTATTTTTATTTGAAGTATGCGCCTATGAATGATATCAGAGGTGCAATTTATTATGCAGAACACATTGCAAATCAGAAACACAAAAATGAATCAGTTGGAAATACCACTAAATAAACCAAAGGATGCAACTCCTGAAGAGGTTGTAGAATGGAGGGAAACGGATTTCTTTTCAAAAGGTGATTTCGATGTCATGAAACTGTTTGTCGTCATTCCTGCTGTTGTTCAGGTTGTCATGTTTAGTTTCATGTTAGGTGTATTTTATATAAACAATCTCTTTATATAATATATTCCCTGTGGGACATAATCATTTTATCATAGATTTCTGAAAACACAAGGGGTTTTTTAAAAAAACTTCATATAAATACTAGATAATGGTAGAACTCAGCAACGAAGCAATTACTCAAATTTTGTCGTTACAAGAAAAGGATGCATTTAATTACATCAGAGTTGGTGTTACTGGTGGTGGTTGTGCTGGTTTTGAATACATCTTTGATAGCAGTTTAGATGCTAACTTAGATGATACAGTAATTGATTATGGAAAATTCTCTATCCTAATTGATAATCATAGTGTACAATATATAGAAGGGATGACACTAGATTATGTCAAAGAAGGACTGAACTCTTTCTTCAAATTCATAAACCCTAAAGAGGCAGCATCATGTGGATGTGGGGTTTCAGTAAACTTTAATATTTGAAAAAACCCCTTGTAGAATGGGGGGTTATGGTGTATAGTATACGTATGACTACGAAAAAACAATCTGAACACTACGTTAATAACAAAGAGTTCACACAAGCAGTCTCCGATTATAACGAATCCGTTAGACTCGCAGAATCAAAGGGGAAAACCCCACCAAAGATGACAGAGTACATAGGGGAGTGCATTTATAAGATTGCTACTCGTTTATCTACACGTCCAAACTTTATCAACTATACGTACAGAGACGAAATGATTTGTGATGCAATCGAAAATTGCATTCAGTATATTCGTAATTTCAATGCAGAAAAATCTAACAATGCATTCGCATATATCACACAGATTTGTTACTATGCATTCCTAAGGCGTATTCAAAAGGAAAAGAAACAAGTTTTCATCAAACAACAAGCTATCGATGCAACAAACATTACTATGGATGCATACGATACAATTGATGGTGTTCACAACCCTGAATTCACTAATACAAACATTGAGTGGATGCAAGAGAACATGAACAGGGTTGCATACGAACCAAGAAAATCAAAGAGAACGAAAACAACAACTACAACCAAAAAATCATCATTAGATAAATTTACTGAATGAAAATAGCACTATTGAACGATACCCACTGTGGTGTTCGTGGTGACATGATTGAAATGTCCAAATACCAAGGACGCTTCTATAACGAAGTGTTCTTTCCATACTTAGATAAACATGATATTAAACACATCATCCATCTAGGGGATTACTTTGACCGAAGAAAGTACATCAACTTTGCTTCGATGAAAGCAAACATCAAACATTTTATTGAACCTATGAATGAACGTGGTATCACCATGGACTTAATCATTGGTAATCACGACACTTATTATAAGAACACTAACGAAGTAAATGCACCTGAGTTATTACTCTACAATCAACCTAATGTCAATGTGATTTCCGAATGTGAAGTCAAAGAGTACGATGGGTTCAACATTGCATTGGTTCCTTGGATTAACTCTGAGAACTATGCTGATTCAGTAGAGTTTTTACAATCTGCAAATGCAAGTTGGTGTATGGGTCACTTTGAATTTGAAGGTGCATTGATGATGCCAGGCATGACATGTCAACACGGACTTGACCATTCATACGTCAAACGATTTGACAAAGTATTGAGTGGACACTTCCATCAGAAGTCAGAGTTTGCAAACATCAGATACCTTGGTTCACAAATGCAGTTCACATGGTCAGATTATGGTGATGGAAAACACTTCCACATCTTTGATACTGAGAAGGTTGAATTACTTCCAGTACATAATCCAATCACCATGTTTGAGAAAGCATTCTATGATGATACTAAAGAAACCTTTGAGACAATTAGTAATGCTGATTATAGTAAGTATGATGGAAAGTTCACAAAGATTGTAGTAGTTAATAAAGAAAATCCATATTGGTTTGATACCTTCTTAGATAAGATTCATGGAGTCAATCCATTACATGTATCAGTAGTCGATGACAACAAGCACATGGACTTTATGGATGACGAAGATATGGGGGATGTTGAAGATACTTTAACAATCCTAACAAACTATATCGAAGGTCTTGACATTCAAGGGAAGAAAAAACCCCTTACAGAATTGATGACCTCATTATATAATGAAGCACTTGACCAACATAACTATCTATGATTATATTTAAGAAAGTAAGATATAAAAATTTATTATCATCAGGTAACAAGTTTACCGAAATTCAATTAGATTCCCACCAAACAACTTTGATTTTGGGAGAGAATGGTGCAGGTAAGTCTACCTTATTAGATGCACTGTGCTTTGGACTCTATGGTAAAGGGTTCAGAAATCTTAAGAAAGACCTTCTTATAAACTCTATCAATGGACGTGACCTTATAGTTGAGGTTGAGTTTGATATTGGTAGGAAATCATATAAAGTAATTCGTGGTGCAAAACCAAATAAGTTTGAGTTGTACGTCAATGACACACTCATTAATCAAGATGCAACCATGAAGGACTATCAAGAACACTTAGAGAAGAACGTACTCAAAATGAGTTACCGTTCCTTTACTCAAGTTGCAATTTTAGGTTCTGCAAACTTTACACCTTTTATGCAGTTAAAGGCAGTAGAAAGACGTAAACTCGTAGAAGACCTATTGGATATCTCTATCTTTACAACTATGTCTGACATATTAAAGACGAAGATTTCCGAACATAAGATTGACGTGAATGAAAATAATCATGAAATTGAAATACTAGAAGAACGTATCAACGGATTGAATGGACAACTTAATGCACTTCGTGAAAATCGTGAAAAGAAAATAAAACAATATGAATCCACCGTTGATGAAACTCAAACAAACATCGACAAACTTTTAGGAGAGGTGGATGAAAAGACGGAAAATGTGGTGGAGAAAAAATCCACCATCAAGGATAAAGACCCTCAGGGCGATAGACTCAAAAAAGCAACAGAACTGGAGAGACAGTTGCAAGATGCTAGAAGGAAAGCAATTAAGGATGTCGAATTCTATGAGGAAAATGATGACTGTCCAACATGTAAACAGGGATTAGATGATGAACATAAAAAGAAACACATTGCAGAAAGACAAGCTAAAGCAGATGAAATCAGGACTGCTTTGGTTGAAATTGAGAAGACAATCAACGAGTCCAATGGAAGACTTGAAGAAATCTCCAAGGTACAATCCGAAATCGATGATATTCAGAGAGGAATTGGTCTTCTTCAAGCAGAAGTGGTTTCAAATCAAAAATTCATTAAAAAGATTCAGGGAGAGATTACTAAGTTAGAACAGGAACAGACTAGTAATAATAATGTTCAAGAACTCATTGACAGTGAAGAGGATACATTAGACATTCTCCATACAAAAAAAGGAACACTTGTTGAACAGAAACATTATCATGACATTGCTGTGACACTACTACGAGACCAAGGTGTCAGACAAAAGATTATCAAACAGTATGTTCCAGTCATGAATAAATTAATCAACAAGTATCTTGCACAACTTGAATTCTATGTTGGGTTTGAACTTAACGAATCTTTTGAAGAAACAATCAAGTCACGATTCAGAGACGTATTCAAATACGATAACTTCTCACAAGGTGAAAAGATGAGAATCGATTTATCATTATTATTTACTTGGAGAAGTGTAGCACGTATGAAGAACTCAGTGAATACCAATCTACTCATACTAGACGAAGTGTTTGACAGTTCATTAGACACTAATGGTACAGATGACTTCCTAAAATTATTAAATACCTTGACAGAAAAGACAAATGCATTTATCATATCTCATAAAGGAGACGTGCTTTACGACAAGTTTGAAAATGTTATTCGATTTGAGAAACATAAAAACTTCAGTCGCATTGCAGAATAGATAAATAGTATTATGAAAAGTTTTTCAGAGTTCACAGGATTAGACACTACAACGAACACTAAGAGAGTTATCTCTGAGTTAACTGTGAGTCCTGATTATCAACGAAAGGGTGTATTTAATCCCTATTATGTTTTAGATACTAAGATGGAACCCATCACTAATATAGTAGGTGATGGTGAAATCAAATTCAAGTGTACCAACACCCCAGCAGGAGAAGAGTTACTTACATTAGGTAATGGTAAATTCTTTTTCCAAATCGAGAAGGATGGGGTAGACCAACCCTATTATATAAGAACAACTAAGTCTGCAGTTAAAGACCACCTCGGTGGGGGTACACGTAAAAACTCTACCGCTTCATCTAACGTAAATGAATTCTTATCTCTTTACTTTGTTGCACATCCTGAAGAAGGAAACATGGACAGTGTAGACTGGGAGAAAGAGGTTGGTGGACGTACAGGTAAGACTGGAGTTTTTGATGGTGAAGGAAATGCAGTTACATACGAAGACCTAGTTGCATTATTAGATGCAGACGAAACTGCACAACGTGATATCAAGATTGGTATGGCAAACGGAGTTGCAGTAAGGAATGACCTCAAAGGCAGAAAGATTAAAAAACTCTACTGGACACCAAGAGGTAAACCTGCAGGAATCAGTGGTAGGAATCCATCAGACGTGATAGTAGAACTAGACGATGGTTTTATAGGATACTCTAATAAAATTTCTTCAGGTAAAGATGCAACGCCAAAGATGAATTCATCTATTACTGCACAATATAAAAAACTTGGAGACTCAAAACAACTTAAAACAGTAATGGGATTTATTGATAAATCTTTAAAACATGCATTTGATTCTATCAACAATTCTGAACTCAAAAAGACAATTACACCACTATTAAAAAAAGTTGCAAAGGACGATTACACAGAAGGTGGTTCGAAATCTTCTTTCCCTAAAATTGCAAGAGAGTTTAACAAACATGCACTGAATTTTTATCAAGATGGGTTTTATTATCCTTTTAGAAATAAACTTATTAACTTTTTCAAAAATCATCTTGGAAAGAGAGACGGAAAAAACTTACAGTACATGTTAAACACTATGGGGTACTACACTTACCCTGATGCTGACTCAACACCATGTCCATACAAGATGTTAATTGGTGCAGAGTCCAAGTCTGTTGTTAAAGACATTGCAGATAACATAGAATTAAAATCTATCGTATTAGAAAAAACCCCTAGTAATTATACAGGAATTAAAGTAGAATATAAGGAAGGTCAACAATCGTTTAAGGTACATTTCAAATATAAACCATTAAACAAGAATTGCACTTTACCGATTACGTTGAGAACAAGAGCATCAGGAGGTTGGCAAGGCAAATCACTTTATATGTCATCCTCAGGTTTAATAGTAAAATAATATGTATCAATTAATAGACGAAGCATCAAAGGTGTTAAGAACACCTCCACTACCTTTTGATTTTGAAAACCCACCACACGACCCTAAAGAACTTGAGAAGTTACTTGCAGAGGCAATGGAAAAGTTTGGTGGTATCGGTCTTTCTGCAAACCAAGTAGGAGTAGATGCAAGAGTTTTTGTAATGAGAACAGCAGATTCAGGTATTGTTGCATTCTTCAATCCTGAACTCACCAAGGTCTCACAAGAAACAGATTTAATGAAAGAGGGGTGTTTATCATTCCCTGACCTTTATTTAATGATTAAAAGGTCTAAAGTAGTAGAACTAAAATATCAAGACAGTGATGGTGAAGAACATATCATTACACTAGATGGATTAGGTGCAAGATGTGTCCAACATGAAATCGACCACTTAAACGGAATAGTATTCTTACAACGTGCATCTAGATTGAAACTTGAACGTGCTCTCAAGTCTAGACCAAAAGAGAGACAACGGAGAATTAACTATGAACGAAATCAAGCCATTGCAAGAGCAATCAAAGATTTACAGTCCAAAAAAGATTCCGAATCTACTGGAGAAACCAGTAGCGAAGGACTTGATACTGTGGATGAAAGAACACACACACTTGAGAACAGTGGGTGATGGTTCAGATTATACTGCAGTAAATAAAGTACACATTCACAAACAAAGTGTCAGAGACTGTCTCAATGCAATTGAGTATAATCTAGTTGGTGAGATTCGTAAAATCTGTGATGCAGTTGTATTCCCTGAAATGACCATTCTCACTGAATGGGCGATTGGTTCTCTACAAGAACCTCATGTTGACCTTTACAGTAATCATGATGTTAAAGTAGGAGACGATGCTCCAAGTTTTTCTAGAGGGTGGACATGTATCATCAATCTAAATGATGACTTCAGGGATGGACGTACATACTTCCCACCATCTGAACACAATCCTAAATTAATAGAAGTTCAACCTGAAGTTGGAGCTGGTCTTCTGTTTCAAGGTATTCACCATTTACATGGGGTTGAAAAAATTAGAGGTTGTCCACGATACACTATTGCAATATGGTTTACCACAGACTTAGGTAAAATCATGTACGATTCCCCCATCAAAGACCTCAACATAGACCACGTACAGGCTAGACTTACGTAGGCCTTGACAATGCCCCCAACTTTTTGATACACTAGTATCATCAATTGGAGGTAAATATGTCAATTAAGTACCTGAAAGAAATCACCAAGTGGGATGGGGATATCCCCAACCACACTTATATGGTGGATGAAAAAGGTAACCTTGTTGGTTACATCAAAACTGGAACTAAGGAGGAGATTATCTTTAAATCTCCAATGAAACAGTTCTCCAAATCTCATAGAAAATTCATAGACTTACGTAGGGGTTGACAAAGCCCCTCACTTTTTGATACCATATACACATGACTGAGAAATTAAGAACCCAAAAAGACACTCTTGCGAAACTGATGGCTACTGAAGACATCACTGTTGTTCATAAGAGAATTCCAACTGCATACTTTGATGTTAAGAACAGGATTCTTGCCTGTCCTATTTTCAAAGAAGATATCTCACCTGAACTCTATGACTTGTTCATGGGTCATGAGGTGGGTCATGCATTAAACACACCTTACGAAGGACTACACTCCACTCTTAAAGAGAACAGAACTCTTAAGGGTTACCTTAACGTTATCGAAGACGTGAGGATTGAGTCTGCAATTAAAAACAAATACCAAGGACTAAGAAAGTCTTTCTTCAAAGCATACAATGAGTTGATGGAAAAAGACTTCTTTGGTATCAGTAAAAGAAACTTACAAGAACTTTCATTGATTGACAAAATCAACTTGATTACTAAAGTTGGTTCAAGGGTCAACATCAAACTGACTGATGAAGAAGAATCATTCCTTGACATGGCATATGCATGTAAGACTTGGGATGATGTTGTGGTTTGTGCTCAATCAATCTACGACTGGTCTAAAGAGAATGAGACTAGGGATGAGAATGATGAATCTATCGTTCCTTCTTCTTATCAGTATGAAGAGTCAGACTTTGAAGATGAAGACTTCGATGACTTTGGTGGTGATGAAGGTGAGTACGAAGACGAAGATGGTGACCACGGTGACGAAAGTGGGTCTGAAGAGTCTGAAGACACTCTTCCTGATTTAGAAACAGTAGAGGGTGATAAACCTGCTGATGCAATCTCTTCAGAAGAATCTGAAGAAGAGGATGATGACACTAAAGACACTGGTACTAAAGTTGCTGGTAGAAACGGTGGTGGTTCTTACGATGATGAAAACGGTGCAAGGGAGTCAATTACTGAACACAATGCACACAACAACGAAGACCAATATCTTTCTGATGCAAACATTATCAAAACTCAGTTCACTCCTCCTATCAAAGAATTGACCACTGACGAAATGCTAGTGTCATGGTCTCAGGTTAAAAAAGACTGGACTGAATATCTTTCAACGAAAGATACACCTAAAGCAGAATTGATGGGTGAACACACTGCAAAGAAACTAGAACAAAAGTCTAGGAAGATTGTCTCTCACATGGCAAAAGAATTTGACATGAGACAGACTGCACAAAGAAGTAAACATGCATTCACTGGTAAGACTGGTAAGTTGGATATGAATAGACTTGCCAAGTATCAGATTGTTGATGATGTTTTCAAAAGAGCAGTCTACCTTCCTGAAGGTAAGAACCATGGTCTAAACGTAATGTTAGACTGGTCAGGTTCTATTGCTAATGAAGTGAAGGACTTGTTAGAACAGTCTCTAATTCTTGCAGAGTTTTGTAGAAAAGTTCAAATCCCTTACAGGGTTTACCTGTTCTCAGACTCTTATGGAAGAGACGGTTGGGACAGTAGGGATGCTAGACTGATTGAGTTGTTGTCTAATGAACAATCAAACAGAGACCACAAACTTGCATGTAAGTACATCGGATGTATCTACAATGAGTATTTCCTAAGAGAGTTTTCATTTAGAAATTATGAGAAAGCAGAAAAAGCATACAACGAATGGTTCTCACCTATTGATGAACACTTTGGTGGTTACCTTTACATGCCTTCTTCCGCTCCAAATGGTTATGGTTTAGGTGGTACACCACTTGACCAAACACTAGGATACATGAGAGTGTTGCTTCCTGCTTTCAACAAGAAGTATGGTATTGAGAAATCAATCCTCACTGTCATCACTGATGGATACTCTCACACTGGTAACTTGTATGATAAATCAGTTTCTGAACATGACGACTGGGACAAACAATGGAAGTCGATTGAAGAAGATAATGAGTATGTCTATAGAAGTGGTGTGACTCAGTCAAGAGAATTGATTGACCCTTTCACTAAAAAGGTTTACACTTTCGCCATTGAAAAGGGTTGGGATAGAAATGAGTTCAAAAGAACTCAGAACATTCTCAACTGGATTGCTGACACTACAGGTGTCATAGTCACTGGTTACTTTGTTGTTGGAAAGAAACACGAAGCAATGAATGTCCTTCATGATGCAACTGGAAAACATCATGACGAAGATTGGGCAGAAATCAGAAAGACTGGTAAGGTTTACTCAGTCCACGGATATAACAAATTGTTCATCACTTCATCGAATGCATTAAGAGTCGATGGAACTGATGAACTTGACGAAGAACTTGTCGATGCAAAGAAGGTTAGAATCTTGGCTGCATTCAAGAAAAATCAGAAATCTAAAACTACTTCTAGATTTCTAACTAATGAATTTATTAAGGAGATAGCATAATGGAACCATTGAAAATTGATGAACAATTCTATTGGGGTACTATGAACACTAGTCCAATGTCTAAACTTGCTGATGCAATTATGGAGATTGGGCCTTCACCCTGCATGAAGTTTGAATGTGAGAGGAAAGACTTATGTGCCACAGAAGGTGTTGAGTGTAAGGCATTCAGATTTTGGGTGAACAACGGTGCAATGGAAACTTGGTCTAAGAAGGAAGGCAAAATGGTTTCCATTGAAAAGGATGTGACTAGAATTTTAAGGATTATAGAATAATGGGGTTGACAAAGCCCCTCACTTTTTTATATAATATAAACTGATGATGAATAAGGAGACTACATGAATAAAAGATCATATGACAGGTCAGAGTCAATTTCGATTGACGGCAAACCCTTCCACTTTACCCCTGACAGGAAGGAATTTTTGGACTCACTTCAGAAGAAGTATCCAAATCAAACCTCTTTTACTAAAGAGGATTTCGAGAATCTAGGACATTTCCCCTACTGGGTGAAACATACTAGGTATAACTTTAAACAAGGTTCGGTGTTTAATCTCCAACCTATTTTGGGTGGTGGTTCCACTGCTAAGGTTGTTGAAATGAAAACTCCAACTCCTGCACCTCAGGTGACAGTCATGCCGACACAACAAGTGTCAAACATGCCAGTTGCTGCTGCAACTGAGTCTGTCAATTCTGACAACTTCAAAATCATTCCTGAGAAAATGTCGAACTATGTTCCCTTTGGACACTTCAAAGATGTTGAGAACATCATCAAGTCCAAAATCTTCTTTCCAGTATTTGTGACTGGTCTTTCAGGTAATGGTAAAACATTGATGATTGAACAAGTGTGTGCAAAACTGAAGAGAGAACTCTTCAGAGTTAACATCACCATCGAAACCGATGAAGATGATTTGATGGGTGGACATACTTTAGTCAATGGTAACATTGTCTTCAGAGAAGGCCCTGTCATCAAGGCAATGAGGAAAGGTGCTGTCCTTCTTCTTGACGAAGTTGACTTGGGTTCTAACAAGATGATGTGTCTGCAATCAGTTCTTGAAGGTAAAGGATACCTTATCAAGAAAACTGGTGAGTGGGTGACACCTGCAGAAGGTTTCACAGTTCTTGCAACTGCAAACACTAAAGGACAGGGTTCAGAAGATGGAAAGTTCATTGGAACTCAAATCATGAACGAGGCAATGTTAGAAAGATTTGCAATCACTATGCAACAGGAATATCCTCCAGTGACTACTGAGAGAAAAATCCTTGCAAAGGAAATGGAATTGACTGGTTCGGTTGACCAAGAATTCGTTGAGAAACTTGTCGACTGGGCAGACGTTATCAGAAAGACTTTCTACGAAGGTGCAATCGATGATGTCATCACTACTAGAAGGTTAGTTCACATCGTGAATGCCTACAGAATGTTTGGTGACAAACTCAAGTCCATTCAAATGTGTATCTCTAGGTTCGATGAAGAAACTAGGAATGCAGTTCTTGACCTCTACACTAAGATTGATGCAGGGGTCAGTTTGACTGATGAAGATAATTCTGAAAACCCCATTGACGAATCAGGTACTGAAGAGGTATAATGGTGTCAATGTTTGGTAAAAAGATTAACTACAAGTACAACGAGGGTGAACTCCTAAAGGAGTTTGCCCAGTACATCGACAAAACGTATGACCAACATTACAGTTTGAACAAATACCAATCCACTGAATTTATTATTGACAGTGGACATGGTGAAGGTTTTTGTATCGGAAATATTTTAAAGTATGCACAACGATACGGAAAAAAAGATGGGAAGAATAGGGCAGACATCCTTAAAGTGTTGCACTATGCTTTGTTTATGTTATATGTGCATGATAAGGAGACTAAATCAAAATGATGAAAATAAGTGATAATACGAGGAGCATCCTCAAAAACTTTGCTACCATTAACAGTGGTATTAAAGTTGGAACTGGAAACCAACTGAAGACTATTTCAAATATGAAAAATATTCTTGCAGTTGCAACTGTGAATGAATCCTTTCCTAAGGATTTTTCAATCTACAATCTACCTGAGTTCTTAGGTGCAACTTCCTTATTGGATGACCCTGAGTTTAACTTTGGTGATGCAAGTCTGACGATTGCAGACACGAATACAACCATGTCTTACTTCTATGCAAGTGAGGGAATGGTAAACTCACCTGAGAAAATGGTGACAATGCCTGATGCAGAAATCAAAATTGATTTATCATCTACACTTCTTTCTGAGTTGCAGAAAGCATCAAGTGTATTGGGTGTGAATGACTTGGTACTTGAATCAGATGGTACTAAGATTACACTTACTGTAAAGGATAAAAAGAATGCTACCTCTAATACATTCTCAAGAACTGTAGGAGAGAACACTACAGGTGTTAAGTATTCAATGAACTTCAAGATTGAGAACTTGAAAGTTCTAGATGGGAACTACGAAGTATTTGTTTCTTCGAAGGGTATTTCAAACTTCAAGAACAAAGATGTAGACTTAGAGTATTTTATTGCACTGGAACCTGATTCAAAATACAATGTTTGACCTATATATTGATGTGAGGATTGTGCCAGTCTCTGCAAATCTCACGGGAGCTTTCCAATCTCATCATCCTTCAAGGGTGGAAGGCACTGTGAACTCGGTGGGGGGTTCACACCTATGAAAGAAGAATTTCTTTATGTAGAAAAGTATCGTCCTCAAACCATTGAGGATACGATACTTCCTGCAAGACTTAAAAAAACTTTCCAAGAATTTGTAAAAAACGGTGAGATTCCAAATCTCATGTTATGTGGTTCTGCAGGTATCGGTAAGACCACAGTTGCAAAAGCACTCTGTAATGAAATGGGTGCAGACTTCATTGTCATCAATGGTTCGGATGAAGGAAGATTAATTGATACACTCAGAACCAAAATCAAAAACTTTGCATCTACAGTGTCACTTAGTGGTGGTGCAAAGGTTGTTATACTTGATGAGGCAGATTACATTTCTGCAGAGTCAGTTCAACCTGCATTGAGAAACTTCATCGAAGAGTTCTCTTCTAACTGTAGATTCATTTTCACCTGTAACTATAAGAACAGGATTATTCCACCACTACATTCAAGAACAACTGTTATAGATTTTTCACTAACACCAACTGACAAGCAGAAACTTGCTGGTATCTTTCATAAGAGACTATGTGATATCTGTGATGCAGAGAACATCAAGTACGACACTAAAGTGTTGGTTGAACTTATTGTTAAGTTCTTCCCTGACTTCAGACGTTGTCTGAACGAAGTACAACGATATGGTGTCGGTGGTGAAATCGATAGTGGTCTTCTCTCTACACTTAATGAAGAGAAACTCACACCATTGATTGATATGCTACAAGACAAGAACTGGGGTGGAATGAGAAAGTGGGTTGGTCAGAACTCTGACAACGACTTCAACACTCTGTATAGAAAACTATTCAATACACTTGAGGTGAGGTTAGAACCAACTTCGATTCCTGCTGCAGTCTTGTTAATCGCAGACTATCAATACAAGTCTGCATTTGCAATGGATAGTGAGATTAACTTTGTTGCATGTCTCACTGAAATAATGTCGGAGTGTAAATTCAAATGAAAATTAATAGACTAAGAGTTTTAACCATGATGTTTTGTTGGTTCGTCATTGGATTTTGGGTTGGTGCAACATTATAATGGGTAAGATTAGACAATGGATAGCAAGATGGTTTGATTACCATTTAGAGAGAAGTCTACAAAGACAAGCAGACAAACTGTTCATGAAACATCAAGCCAAAACTACAGACGGAGATAATACTTGAGAGAAAAGGAGTACAATCAATTGCTTCCTTTTGACCCAAATAAAAAGGTATTAGACCAATTTGGTTGGAACCCTGTATCAGTTATAAAACCAACTAAGTCATCTAAAAAGATGTGGAGTCGTGCCTATCTAGACAATGTCGAATATAGAAGAGGGGAAGACATTGAGTATCTTGCAGGATTAAAGTTTAGTGAATTTCATGCTGGTATGGCAGAAAACATTATTCACTATTGGTCAATGAAAGGTGCAAAAGTTGTCGACCCATTTGCAGGAAGACTAACACGTGCATATGTAACTTCAAGTCTCGGTAGAACTTATGAAGGGTACGATGTCGTTCAAAGAACCGTAGATGAATCTAATAAAGTTTTAACTGAAGACAACTTAAATGGAATCATCCATGTTGGAAATGGATGTGTCATGGAAAAGACTGAATCAGAAACTGCAGACTTAGTGTTCACTTGCCCACCTTATCATCAATTAGAAAAATATGAATCTGTCGATTCCCAATTATCAGACATAGGAAGTTATGATGATTTTCTAACTGAGATAGAGTTATGTGCAGAAAACTGTCACAGAGTGATGAAAGAAGGTGCATTTTGTGTATGGGTTGTAGGTGATTGGAGAGAGAAAGGTATTTACAGGTCTTTCCACTCTGACCTTATTACTATCATGCAAAATAAAAAACTAAAACATCATGACACTATAATTATGGAGAACCAGTCACCCTTTGCATCCCTTCAACTAGGAAAGGTTGCAGCCAATCGTTATACAAGTAAGATACATGAATTCATACTTGTATTTAAAAAAGAGGGTGTACTAAACCCTGTATCCTATGATATAATGGATACTATAACTTTGGAGGATTTTTTATCATAATGGGACAATATAAAGATAAAGTAGAGAGACAAAGACTTTTGTTGGAAGCAGAGAAATGGGCAGAGGGTATTAAAGATATCCACATACATTCAATGAGCAGTATGTGGTATGATGATAAACCTGAAGACACTACAAACAACAAAAACGTAACTGACACTACATACAACAATGGTCTTATCAAAAGAGAACAGGATGGTAAAGTTCTCAGATACTTTGGTGAACAACTTACAGGTGATGCTCTTATAGATGACTATGTTAGAAAAGTTTCACCCTCTGTTACACAATCCATTCTTAGTTAATGACTAAAACCAATCCATTTGATTTTGTTAAATCAGTCTCGTCTACCAAAAAAGATATCATGGTGGATGAGATTGATGAGAAGTCATACCAACCATATCTTGCAAACAAATCACTATCTTACCACCAAGATGCGATTCTGCTTACTAATGAAATGAACCTTAAGCACGGTCTCGACAACCGTCTTCAGTACCTTTTTTTCCTAAATACTCTTAGGAAAAGACAACGGTTTTCTAAATGGGAGAAACCCAACATTAGTAAAAAACTCGATGTCGTAAAAGAGTATTATCAGATATCAACTAAAGAAGCACAGGAATATGTCAAACTTCTATCTGATAAACAACTACGTGAGTTGAAAAACAGAATGAACATTGGTGGTACAAATGGATGAATTAGAACATATAACAAAAGACCTAGTAGAGGTCACATTCCCTCAAAAAGACGATTTCTTAAAGATACGTGAAACACTTTCACGTATTGGTGTTGCTTCACGAAAAGAACAAGAATTATTCCAGTCATGTCATATACTTCATAAAAGAGGTAAATACTATATCGTACATTTTAAAGAATTGTTTCGGTTAGATGGGAAACCAACTAACTTTGATGAATCGGATGTTGCAAGACGTAACACCATTATTGATTTATTAAAACAATGGAACTTATTGAGTGTTGTTGACACTTCCAAAATTGAGGAACCTAAGGCTCCTCTATCTCAAATTAAGGTGATTCCTTTTAAGGAAAAATCGGAGTGGAAATTGACAACTAAATACTCAATTGGTAGTTCAAATACCTAAATACTATCGTTAAATAAACTAACGGAGGAAAGCTATGTTCTCAGGAATTATAGACTTTGTTATGGGAATTTGGAACCTATTGATGATTGTCCCTGTGATAATCTCAATTTGTAGTGTTGTAGTAGCACTTACACCAACACCTGCTGACGATAAGTTGTGGGCAAAAGTGTATAAATACTTGGAGGTTCTTGCTCTTGCAATTGGTAAGGCAAAGGACAAAAATCCATTATTGGATAAATAACTAATATATTAGTAGGAGTAAATTATGGAAATTTTTGTGATAGCACTAGTTGTATTAGGTGTCGCATTTTTCGTTTTGGAAAAGAGAAAAGGTGGTAACACTTCTTCTTCAACTTCCAGTCCTGCACCAGCACCTGCTCCAGTAGCAGATGCAAATGGTAATGGTGTCACTTCTAAAGCAGAGCTTAAGAAGTTAACCAAAAACCAACTGATTGAATTTGCTGAAAAGAGAAATCTTAAAGTGAAGAAGTCAGGTACTAAGGCTGCAGTGATTAACGAAATCCACACACAGTTAAAATAAGTACAAACAATAATAACAATTGTTAGAAGGGGTCTTACGACCCCTTTTTTTTTATCTTAAGGATAGAAAGGATTCTCTCTGATATAATGAGGTAATTCTATTTTCTTATTTTCCCTTACAGTGTTCTTGACACTAGATGTAAGGTGTTTTTCCCTAAGAGATTTTTTGACTGCTCTTATAAAGAGCAAAGTTTGATATTTAGTCATGTCAATCTCCGAAAAGATTGCGTTCCTTCAGCACCATTGCCTACTTCCGTCTATTACTAGATGAACGTAACAATGCGTTCCTTCGTCACAATTGACTACTTCCGTCTATACTTCAGATAAAGTATAAATGAACGTACAATTATTTAGGTTACAACCAGTCCATTTCCATAAATAAGTGTATGGATTTCTTTGAATTTATAGGCGATGTCGGAACACCAATCGCAGGTGCGATAGTGATGGGTATTTTTATCTTCATCGTTCTAAAACAGATTCTTGAGGGTATAGTGGATAACATTAAAACCCTGACAACATTCTGTTCCTCATTAGAGAACAGAGCAAGAACTATGTCAAATGAAATGATAAAAATTGATTTGTTAGTATCAAGCGCACTAGACTTGAGACCTGACATCGAAAGAATCTCTCGTGCAGAAAACTTTATCGAAGACGGTAAACTGGATGTGAGGAGAGACTAGCGGAGAGGACACAAAAGACAATGGATTTTACTGAAATCGCACAAGTAGTCAAGGACTATGGATTTCCAGTTGTTATGAGTGTCGGTATGGGATACTTCATATACTTTATATGGAGTTTTATTTCTAATCAAATAGAACCTGAAATTGAGAAAATGCATATGGCGTTGATACGTGTTATTGACCAAACTCGTATGTTAGATCAGGACATGATTAGATTACAACAAAAAGTGAACGTGGTTCTTGAGTACAGAAAACGTGATGAATTGATTGAAGAGGCAAAAGAAGACGAATTACTCAAGGAATATAAACAAAGGGAACATACACATGAATGACAGAGATTGGAAAGTAGTGTTATTTACACTTCTTTTGTCAATGAATGCAAATGCAACTGAGATAGTACATAAGTTTAAAAACCCATCCTTTAGTGGGATAGGTACTGGTTCTCATTATCTCACGATTGAGAACCAAGAACATTCTCGTAAGAAAGCGATAGAGGATGCTTTGGAGGCAGCACGTAAAGCTGCAGAACGTGAGGCAGATAACACTACACTTGCAAAGTTTATTAGAAACTTGGAGAGTAGAATTTATGCACAGATGGCAAAACAACTGGTAGAGTCAATGTTTCAAAATGACAATCCAGTAAGGTTTGGTTCATTTGTGTTAGAAGGTTCAACGATAACGTATGAAGTGATTACCAACGAAGACGGTACAGAGTATATTAAGATGACGATTGTTGCAGAAGATGGTTCAACAACAGAAATACAGATTCCAATTGGAACAGGATACTTTGGTAGTGACTATGGCACGAACCCTGACGGTTAGTCTAATATTTGGATTGTTATTAACATCATGTGCATCAGTCCCACAGTGGTCTGATGATCCTGCTGATTGCGCTTATGAAACTGGAAGGTTTGATGAGGGTTTCGGTAGAGATGTAGTTACAGGTGTTGCAAAACAAGTTACACGAAATTATATTTGTGTTGAGAGTCCACACGTAGTAGACCTACCATCTTATTTACAATTATTAGATTTACCGCCTGCAGAAACAAAACCTGTAGTTGCAGTGTACAACTTTGCAGACTTAACAGGACAAAGAAAGTACAGAGAGAATCTTGCAGATTTCTCAACTGCAGTTACACAAGGTAGTACTGCAATGTTAATCGATGCATTGAAAACTGCAGGAGGTGGAACTTGGTTTAGAGTCGTAGAAAGACAAGGACTTGATAACCTAGTAAGAGAAAGACAGATTATTCGTTCTGCAAGACAAGAATATGCAGACGAAGAGTCACAAGGAATTGCACCCATGTTATTCGCAGGAATGATTATTGAGGGTGGAATAATTGGTTATGATACTAACATTGAATCAGGTGGACGAGGCGCACGGACACTTGGAATCGGATTTAGTAAACAGTATCGACAAGATATTGTTACAGTCTCAATCAGAGCAGTTTCTGTTTTGACTGGGGAGATATTATTAAACGTCCAAACTACTAAAACAATTTTGTCATATGGTAGTGGGGGTGATGTGTTCAGGTTCATTGAACAGGGAACACAATTGGTTGAATATGAAGACGGTGTGGGAAAAAACGAGTCTGTCACTTATGCAGTGAGAACTGCAATAGAGGCAGGAGTATTAGAAATAATTAATCAAGGCCACTCACGTGGTTATTGGAAAATAGAGGGAAGAGAATAATGTTAAAATATTTATTAGGCCTAAGCATGTTATTTTCGTCTTTCATGTTCGCACAAGCGTCTGACGATAATGAAATTAATATTAGTCAAACTGGTGACACTTTGACACTATACATCGACCAAGTCGGTTATGGTAACAAAATAGGGTTGAATGACTTTTCATCAAGTTCATCGGCAATGCCTATCACTGGTACTAGTTTAACTTTTGATATCGATCAGATTGGTAATAGTAATTTACTATATGGTACCCTTACTGCAAACTCCTCAACATATAACATGTTGTTTACTGGAGATTCAAACGTATGGGATTGGTTGATAGGGGACACAGGAAGTTCTGACAGTTCTGCATTTGATGTTGACATCACAGGTAGTTCTAACACAATGGATTTAGATCAAGGAAGTTTGTTCCAAGCAGAAAGACTGGATTTTGATTTAACAGTTATAGGTGATTCAAACGTATTTGATGTTGACGTAGAAGCAGACGATGTTATTTGGAACTTTGATATTACAGGTGGTTCAAATAACATTAACACTTTACAAAAAGATGGTGCATATCAAGAAATCAATTTCACATTGAGTGGTGATAGTGCAGACGTAGACATAAACCAATTAAGTGGTACATGTCCTACAAACGTGTCTTCATGTAAAGGTATAATCACTTTGGATGTAACAAGTGACAATGCAACTATTCAAATCAATCAGAAAGACTCAAATAACGATTCTTAGTATTGTACTTCTATCGGTGTCTGTTCATGCAGACACCATAGGAGACATAGTAGAGTCCACTGGAGTCGGTGCAATCTTTCGTTCAAACGAAGAGATACCCTCATCCACCAATTTAGGAATCAACCTATACGATGAGGCAAAAACACAAAACGGTAGAATGCTCATTGAGTTTCTCGATGAAGAGGAACTTGCATTAACTGAACACACTATAGTGTACATCGATGAGGCATACTACGACCCTGACCCATCGAAATCCAAAATGGCAATTCGAATGGCAAGGGGAACTGCACGATTCGCTTCAGGTGCAGGAAACAAAATCAAAAAAAGAAACATAAGTGTCACAACACCTACGGCACAAATTGCAATCAACGGAACAGATTTTACAACAACCATAGATGAACTTGGACGTTCACTTGTGGTACTTTTGCCAGATGCATTTGGTGATGCATCAGGTGAAATAGTAGTGTCAAATGAAGGTGGTCAAGTGACACTTACAGAAGCATATTCTGCAACAATGGTATCGTCATTAGCAACACCACCTACACCAACAGTCACAATACAAAATGTAACCCCCTCAATGATTGATAATATGTTCATTGTAAACCCCCCTAAGGAGGTCTCAGATGCGATACAAGAACAGGCACAGGATGACTTAGACCAAGACCAAGGGTTATTGGATGTAGATTTTTTAGAATTTAATGATTTAGAACAAGATGCATTAGAAGATACTGGAAGAGACTTAGAATACTCTGCATTAGATGTAGATTTCTTAGATGTAGACTTCCTTGTTGACTTACTAGATGTAGTGGAAGAACTTATAAAAACCACAAAACAACTTGCTGACCAACAAGAAACTTCAGGTGGTTCAGGTGAGTTTGTTATCAAAGGTGCAAACTTTGGTAAGAACGATAATTCACAGTATAACATCTTCATCGAAGATGGTGGTATTGTCTTTTATCGTGATGTTAACGGTGTGATATCGTTAAAATTTGCAGCTGGTGCCAATATAACACTAGATACAATAGTTGATGGATATGAAGGTATCATCACCACAAATAGTGGAGATAGTATAGATGTTCGGATACGTCAAGTTAACTAAATATAATACCTAACCAATATGGAGGAAAAGGTATGTTAAAACACCTAGAAAAACTCCGTGACTGGCATGAGGACAGATTGTTCTCACTGCAGAAGTCACTAAGACTGGATGACTACCACATGTTGTGGATTTCATTCGGAGAAGGAGTTCTAGTCGGTATGTTTTTGCTATGGATATTTTAAATAATAAAAAAACTAAGGATAAACCACTCTTAATCATAGGGTGGTTAATCCTACTTTCATATTGTTCAGTTGCATTCGCAGACAATGAAATTACCATTGACCAAACTGGTGGGGATAACTTCAATCTCACAATCAATCAATTTGGTGCAAACAATGTTATCAAGATGTATGATGCATATTCTTATGTCAATGGTGCAGATATGACTCTTACACTCATTCAGCAAAATGATACAACTACAAATAATGTTATAGAACTATGGCATCTTGATGGACAAGACAACATTGTCCGTTGGGGTCAAGGTGTTGCATGGGATGGTGCAACATCTACTACATACTCATATGATGGTGACGAAGGTGGTGGTCATTATGCAAGATTAGATATACATGGTGACAATAATCATATGCAAGGTCATCAAACAAATCAAGGAAGCACTAGTGGTCATACATTCACAAGTATTATCTATAGTGATTATAATGATATTTGGGTGAGACAACAACATGACGGTGCAAAGACAATCAATCTAACAACATGGGTAGATGGTAATGACATCACACTCAGACAAAAAGGTAGTGGCGCTAACCATACTGCATACATCTCATTATCAGGTTCAGACCCAACCACATTAAATCTTTTACAACAAGGTACAACTACACAATCATATTCACTTTCACAAAACTGTGTTACAGTTGGTGGTTGTTCAGTCACAGTAACACAAGGTAACTAATGCCATATTCACAAAAAGTAATCGATAGATTCGAAGGTGTTCTCAATGCACCTGAACAATTCTCAGTTGGTAGATTCGACCCCAACGACCCAAACGTTGCAACAGGAATGACAGGAGCACCTGCTTGTGGTGATGTAATGAAACTGCAACTTAAACTTGACGAGAACGAAATGATAGTAGACGTGAAGTTTAAGACTTATGGTTGTGGAAGTGCAATCGCAAGTAGTTCACTATTCGTAGATTTACTCAAAGGTAAAACCATAGAAGAAGCAAAACAAATTAAAGATAAAGAGATTGCAGAAATTTTAGAACTACCACCAATCAAATTACACTGCTCAGTTCTTGCAGAAGACTCAATCAGAAAGGCAATAGAGGATTGGGAATCAAAACGTGTATAGTTGGAAAACAGTCTTAGTAACTATTGCGTTACTAGTCGGACTCAAAGTTTGGAATCCATACATCGTAGAAAACATTCAGTGGTCATGGTTCGATTTCTTACACCAACAACAAGAAAAGATTCACAGTAATGATATTGTCTTAGTAGACATAGACGAAAGGTCACTAGAAGAGTTCGGACAATATCCATTCAAGAGAGGTATCTACACTGATTTACTTCTCAACTCTCATTACACTAACACTCATGTGTTTACACAACTCTTTGCAAAACCTGATAGACAACCTGAGGAAGATTTAAAACTTGCAGAGGGACTAATCAACAGACTTACAATTTTATCTGCAGCTCCATCTGCACAAATACAAAAAGGTTCTGCGCCATTTGTTAACACTTCAGTGTTCGGTGGTGGAGACATAAAAAATTCTGCGTGGAATTTTACAGGAATCGTTGCACCTCTTCCTATCTTACAAGAGAACACATACGGTGTAGGAGTCACAACTGCAACTCCACCATTTAGTGGTACACCAAACTTTGACGGAACGGTGCGTAGTGCGCCGTTGATTGTTACTGCAAACGATGAGATTTACCCATCGATAGTGTTAGAAGTGTTACGTGCATATTACGACCAACCAAATTATCAGACAAGAGTCACAGAAGACGTAGGTATTGAATGGATTCGTATGGGGAGAGAAGACCCTATAGAAACGACTCCAACAGGAGACATATTAATCTCCTATTGGAATCACTTTGAGAGAATCTCAGCAGTTGACCTTACGCAGTCAGATATTCAGGATAAGATTCTAATTTGGGGTCTAACGGCAGAGGGTCTGAATAATCCAGTTTCAACTCCAGTGGGTACAATGTATCCCCACGAAGTTCAAGCCTCAATTCTCCAAACCGTCTTACAAGAAGTTCAAATACAACAATCCTACTATCTTGAATTTTTAGAAATTGTTCTTCTTCTGTCAGTCCTTCTAATAACGTTGGTAATGGTCTACAAACTTCCCACAACTCTTGGGGTGTTAGGTTGTCTAAGTGTTGTAGGATTTCAGGTGGGTGGGGGTTTATATTTGTGGACTTCAAGTCTCGTTCTTTTCGATACCTTCTACTCATCTATCGCCTCCTTGATAGTTTTCGGTCACGCATCATATAATCAATACTATAAGACTTATCAACTCAAGGAACAGATTAGAAAACAGTTCCAAAAGTATTTATCTCCTGACATGGTCAAACAATTACAAGACAACCCTGACATGTTAGTGTTAGGTGGACAAAGAAAGGAGATGACATTCTTGTTCATGGACATCTGTGGGTTTACTCCAGTGTCAGAATACTACAAAAACAACAATGACCCTGAAGGTTTAGTCGAACTTATTAATAAATACTTAGACACAATGACCAAAATTATACTTGCAAACGGTGGAACCATCGACAAGTATATGGGAGATTGTATCATGGCGTTTTGGAATGCTCCCTTAGACTGTGAAAATCACGCAGGTATGGCAGTTAAATCTGCAAGGGAAATTTCAGAAAAAGCAGATGAACTTATTACAGAACTTGAAGAGATGGGTCTTCCTAGGATTGATGTTGGTATCGGTATCAACACAGGCGAATGCATTGTCGGAAACATGGGGTCAGAACTTAGATTTGACTATTCCGTCATTGGAGACGCCGTCAACTTGGCATCTAGACTCGAAGGACAGACTCGCAATTACGAGGGGGTACGAGTGTTGCTATCATCCACAACTGCTGGAAAGTGTCAAGATGGATTCTTTACAAGAGTCGATTCGATTAAAGTTAAAGGAAAATCCGAATCAATTGAGGTCTATACCCTTTGATTCAAGACCACGTGTAGACACATACACAATGTCTGCATTTTGGTTATTACAATTTGCAGATGTTTGGACAACTGACAGAGGGATGGATTATGATTGTGTCTTTGAAGCAAATCCCCTTTTACCTGAAGTACCTAGTTTTGATAGACTGATATTACACAAGACATTATTTTTATCACCATTCTATACTCTAGAGGAAGAAGACTCACTTACATATGGAGATATGGTTCTGCCCTTTGTATTGACTGCATACGTAGTACATAACAACTTACAGGTAATTGACCGTGCATCACAACGTTGTAAAAAACGATAAATAAAATCATAATAATAATAATGGAGTAAATCATGCCCGTGAAATTTGGAAAAACTACTATACAGATTGATAGAAACACAAAAAAGAAATCTATCTCTCATGAATACATGAAGCAGAAAACAATTGATGAGTTAGTTGAGTTCTACAATGAGAACAAAAAACCTAAACTCAGACGTAAAGTAAAAATAGAAATCGAAAGAAGAAACAAACTTGGAAAATCAAACATAGTATTCTCCTAAATAGTATTGTTACAATTATGTGACAGTTCAATGACAAGTAGGTCACAACCGAAGAAGTCAAAGAATCACAGAACGTAACAATAACATAGGAGATTAAAATGCAAAATTTAGCATCATGGTCTGCCAATGTGGGACACTTTCTCATTGACAGATTCAAAGCATACGACAAGCTAATGAAACGGAATCAGTTTCATAAAGTTTGTAATAGATTTTTAAAATAATTTAAAAAAACCACTTGAAAAAATAGTATTTGATACTATATAATAGTAGTGCATATGCGAATAATCGGTATGCACTATTTTAACTTGCTTAATAAAGGAGAAAAGTAATGACTATCTTTGATGATATCTATGGGAGATCATTCCCATTCGCAATTGGGTTCGACAGAACTCTTCAACTGTTAGAGAAGGCTGCAACAGTCCCATCTAATGTTTCCTATCCACCTTACAACATTGTTAAGATTGACGATGAATCTTACAGTGTAGAACTTGCAGTCGCAGGATTCAAGAGGGACGAAATCTCAATCTCAAAAGAGGCAGAGACTTTGACTATTGAAGGTAAGGTAGATTCTAAGGAAGAAAAGGAGTTCGTTCATAAAGGACTTGCTTCTCGTGCATTCAAGAGAACTTTCACACTCGCAGAAGAAATTGTTGTAGAGGGTGCAAAACTTGAGGATGGTATTTTAAGTGTTTCACTTAAGAGAGTAATTCCTGAAGAAAAGAAACCAGTTTCTATCGAAATTTCTTAAAAACCCCTAGACAGGACGTTACCCCTTGTTGTATAATGAGGGGTAACATAAATCTAGGAGAATTATATTATGTTTAACCCTGAAATAGGTACACAAGTACCTGACGTTATTCTACCTATCAGAGTTGCAGGTGAGTGGCAGAATCTGAGTACTGGTGCCCAGTTTGCAGGAAAAAGAGTAGTGTTGTTTGGATTGCCAGGCGCATTTACCCCAACCTGTTCAACTAACCAAGTACCAGCATTTGATAAACTTGCTGACCAATTCTTTGCAAAAGGTATTAATGAAATTTATTGTGTATCAGTAAATGATACATTTGCAATGAACAAGTGGTTTGAAGATTTAAAAGTTCAGAACATCTTCCCATTACCTGATGGTAACGGAGAGTTCACAGAACTATTTGGTGCATCCGTAGAGAAAGCAAATCTAGGATTTGGTATCAGGTCTTGGAGATATGCAGTTGTACTGAATGATGGTAAAGTAGAGAAAGTATTCTCAGAGGAAGGTTTTGGTGATAACATCGAGACTGACCCATATGAGGTATCTACACCTGAGAATGTATTAGCAAATCTCTAAAAACCCACTTACCTAAACCACTCTTTTATAGTATAATGAAAGAGTGGTTTTTTTTGAGCATTTATGGAACTAACTAAACAAGACACAATTCAAGTTGCAACGAAAGTTATGGAATACTTCCATGACTTTAATCGTATTGATGATTATTTTCGTGTAAGAAAAATTGAAAGGGTGAAAGACTTACCTGCACCATTGCTTGGTTTTGGACTTGAAGATGACATGTTCCAACAACATAATATGCATCCTATGGACATGAATTTCGAAGTTGCAAAACTTCCTAATGAAACCTTTGATGCAATGATTGAAAAGGTTGCATCATTTTCACCTGATGAAAATCCAGGCAAGACTTTAAAACTTGTGGTGAAAGAAACCAACACTAATACTGTAGTTGGGTTCATTCGTTTTGGTTCACCACTAATTAACTCAAAACCACGTAATGTCTATCTTGGTCAGACACCTGACTTAGATATCTTCAACAAACGTGCAATCATGGGATTTAATATTGTCCCTGTACAACCATTCGGATTTAATTATCTTGGTGGTAAACTTCTTGCGGCTGTGTGTTGTTCTCATGCAAGTCGTAGAATGTTAAATGAGAAATATAATACAGAGTTTTGTTTATTTGAAACTACATCTTTGTATGGTAACATCAAAGGTGCAAGTATGTACGATGGTATGAGACCGTATCTAAGATATAAAGGAGATACACAAAGTCAATTTCTTCTGACACTTGGCGAAGAAATATACTTTGAATTAAGAGATTGGTTTGAAACACGAAATGATAGCGAACCATTGATTCATAAAGGTGCATCATCACGTAAACTTAAAATGCAGACCAAGATGGTGGGTATTATTAAGTCAAATCTTAAAAAATATGACACTACTGCATATGAACACTTTTGTAAAGTGATGAATACTGCACAAGATGTAACGACACAGAAACGATTCTACATGTCAGAGTATGGTTACACAAATGTACGTGATGTATTATTGGGTAAAACAGAAACGCTAAATAAAGCTGAGAACTTTGATAGATTTGAATTTGAAAATGTCATTGCATGGTGGAAGAAACATGCATCGAAAAGATATGACAATGTTAAACAACAAGGTAGACTGAGAACAGAGTTAGAAGTATGGAATCAGGAAACCATGAACAAGATAGATATAATAAGATGACAATAGGATTTACATGTGGTGCATTTGACCTCTTACATGCAGGTCATGTGGTTATGTTAAAACAGGCAAAAGAAAACTGTGACCATCTTATTGTAGGATTACAGACAGACCCATCTATCGACAGACAAGAAAAGAATCAACCAGTACAATCTGTCTACGAGAGATTTGTACAATTAAATGCAGTGAAATATGTAGACGAAGTGATACCATATGACACTGAACAAAGTCTATTAGACTTGCTTGAGTCGACACCTATAGATGTTAGATTTGTAGGTGAAGACTATAAAGACAAACACTTCACAGGTGAGGAACTACCGATTAAAGTGTTCTACACTAACAGAAAACATTCATTTTCAACATCATCGTTGAGGGATAGAATTAAGTTATAAGCGGATATAGTATAACGGTTATTACTCCTGTTTACCAAACAGGGAATGTGAGTTCGATTCTCACTATCCGCTCCATTTTATTATGCTAGATAAATTTTATACAGACCAAGAGATTGCAAAAACAATTAGGATTTTAGTGTATCCTAACATCACATGGCAGAAAGATTTGGAAAAAGATTCTTACGTTCAAGTGTTAAAGAATATGATTCGTGAAACACAAGGACATAATTTCTTTTGGCATATTATTTCTCCTGAGTATATTGATGGGTTGACCTTCGACAACACAGAACAAATGTTTGCATCTTTACCGACTTATCCTCCTGCAATGAGAAGTCATTTTGATGTAATGCACATGAAAACTTTGCTTAGTCATGATAAAGATTTTGATATCGTGATGTCGCATTTACCTGAACATACACATCAACTAGTTAACACAATGTATAATCTAACACATCATACACCTAAGGTTATGGGGTATTCTCATTGGTTTGACTTTGACCATATTGTTGCATGGTTTAAGGGCGCATTTAATCAGAATATGCTTGGTCTCTTAGAATACGAGAAGTGTTACATCAACACACAAGAACAAAAGAGGATGGTACTAGAACAAGCAAAACAAAGGTTTAATGAGTCTACAATAACTGATTTGGATAAGATACTACAAGTACAGCATCTAGGTGTTAGAGAAGAGGAGATTGTAGAACCAAATGACTCACCTGACAGGGTTATTGTATTCAATCATAGATGTGAAGCATACAAACACTTTGACCATTTTGTCTCATTGATGGATAAACTATATACACAAAGACAAGACTTTAAAGTGTGGATACCTTTGTTTGAAGGTGATGTACCACGTGAGTACATGACAAATGAAAAGTTTGACAAAAGAGGATACTATAACAAACTTAGAAATTGTTTGGTTGGATTTGCACCACAACAAAAGTATGGTGGTTGGAGTGTAGCTGCAACTGATGGTTTGATGAATGGGTGCCCTTATATTTTTTATGATGGTGCTTATTACCATGAACTACAGGGTAATGCAGAATTTTTTACAACAGATGAAGACGCCTTAACACTACTCAACAAACACTTGGATGATGGACAACATAGAAATGAACGTTCACGAATAGGTCAACAATGGTTAAAGGACAATCTATTATATAAGAATGAAATGGAAAAGATGATTGAAGATATTGAAATTATTGTTGACGACACTCATAGAATGAGTGAAACTGAAAAACTAGAAGAACTTATTGAAATTGTAAAAACACATGGTTCTATAACCAAATCAGAACTTTTTGGACATATGGGATGGGGTAGAGGAATTAAATGGACTCCTTACAGAAGTGCTTTAATGTCACACCCAAACATATTTGACTCTACCACATCTGAACCTACTTATATTTGGAGAGAAATCCTATGACCGAATTATTTGACACTGGAGTGTACAGAGTTGTCGACAATGATAAACTCAACATGACAGGAATAGAAATCACACAGGCACCCTACGAGGGTGTCATTTTTGTATATGGTAAAGTTCAATTTGTTGAAGGTAAACAACATTTAAATTTTCAACGAAACATTGTTAAAGCGCCAGAAAGTGCAGACATAGATGAACTAAATAAAGATGCAAACTTACAAAAACTTATGGGTGACATTTTAGTGGAACTCATACAACATCAAGTGGAGAAAGATGATGCAGGAACAAGTGCAGATAACATGGACGATTGATGGGGAAGAATTTTCCGAATGGACGATTATTGAGTATTCTTCAGAAGAAGATAAAGCGTCTAAAATCCAAGAACAAATCGATTTACGACAAGGAAGTTAACATGAACAGAGAAGCAGTATTCGAACAACTTAAAATAGATGAGGGAGTAGTAAATGAAATCTACCTTGACCACCTCGGTTACCCAACATTTGGAGTTGGTCACCTTGTCCTCGAAAGTGACGAGGAACATGGACAACCAGTGGGAACTCCAGTCAATGAAG